TATGTATTTTTGCACCCCACCGTGTTCAACGTCTTCTGCACCAAAGCCCATAAAACCACCTTCGGAAGTGGTGCCGTACTGACCACGTAAAGCCTTTCCGCCTTCTTCGGGATCGTAATACTGTTTCCATAAACGGCTTGCCACGTCAGCCCGCTGTTTGCTGGACATGGCTCCCGGAACACTCTTCGCCCCTACGGCCTTAATTTTGCCTTGCTGCTGCCGGATAGCCTGCTGCCCCTTGGCTCCTATCTCGGCAAGAGATTGCCTGCCTGCTGCTTGCTGCCGTTGCAGAGCCTGCTGGCCTTGCTGCCTCTGGAGACCAGATTGAGCAGCAGTGGACGCACGTTGTTGCTGTTGCTGTTGGCCCGCCCCGACAAGCTGCTCTGTTCTGCGTGCTTGCTGAGAGCGTGCATCCTTCATGAATTCCCGCTTGTTCCGGGCCACCAGGGCCTTACCAATTGCGCCAGAGTATCCCGGTGCAGTATCCATAGAGCGGGGGGGCTTCGGAAGGGTTAGATATTCTTTTCTAGCTTTCTCTTTGGCCCATCGGGAACGTAATTGAGACGGAGATTCAGGCATATTATTATTTCAGCCCTGATCATGATCAGGGCTGATCCTTGGTTATTTGTTGTTGCGTTTTTGGTAGAGTTTCCAATGCAGTTCGGTGCAGAATAAATCAACACCCGTGCAATCTTCTTTGTGGGCCACGTAAGGGTGTTTCACGGAAGAGATAGTCCTGTCACAGTGGGGACAATGGAGATTAAGGGGAGGATTGTCGTTCAGTCGATAGTCCCCGTAATTACGATGCCTTTCGAGAGCATTGTTCAGGTCAACCTCAGCTTGCTCCAATCTTTTTCTTAAGTCATCACATTCGGCTTCCAGTTGGGCATTGTCTCCGATTGATTCAAGGAAAGGATCAGCTAAGGCATCATGCTCCTCAACCAAGACAGCGTGTTTATCGCCAATATCCTTGGAATTCTCTACCTGACGAGTGAAGCCGATCTTCCATGAGTTTGCATGAGCATTGGCATTGGTAAGTTTCGCCTTGAGGTTTGTGATTTCGTCACGGCGTGCATCATCTCGTAGTTTGAGCAACGCTGCATACTCAGGGCGTTCTGTCGTTTTAGCAGCAAGCCGCTCTTTGAGAATTTTATACTCCTTAGCTAAGGCGCTATACTTAACGACCTGAGCACGGTACTTCTCATGTAAGGTGTAGAATTCGTCCGCACACTCGCTTTGGTTTTTCAGGATGCGATCCCTAGTTGCTTCAGTTTCCTTCAGTTTTTCTTTCAGGTTATTACAATCCGCCATGGAAGATTTTAGTTCATGTTCGAGATGTTCGATAATCTCCCGAGACTCAGCAGGATCTGGCTCCATGGCATCTCTGCCAGTGACCAAAGAGGGAACAGTAACCAATGACCATAATTGTTTCTTCGCTTTGTCAACCTCCTTGAAATACCTTTCAAACTGGCTTGTTTTCTCAGGCAGGCCAAGGACAACCGTTTTTCTAACAGGCCGTGGGTTATAGCAAGGCATATTCTCGCTAATACCTGGAACATTCACTTCTTTTTCAGAACAAAGAGATACGCCCCCTGTCTCGGTTTGGGTTTCCTTTCCATACGATTTACAGGTTGAACAGGTCTGCTTCGGGTACGACTGATTCAGGAGGCCAGGTGTCAAGGTTATTTGGGGTAGGTGGAAATTTGGCCAGTATAAATTGAGGTTGATAAAATCATTAGCATAAGTACCTTTGTCGTAAGGGGAGACAGGTTCCTCCAGCTCGACAACCGTGAAATCATCCAGCAAAAAACGGCGGGCATCATCCTTTATCCATAAGATAGGCCCTGCGGAATGGTTGTCTAGCAGGTCAACCCATTGAGCATTGTCAATCTCCCTACCGGTGTAAAACTTGTTCGAAACCAGTGAAGTGTACGGGCTAGAAGCGGGCACTAAGGAGCCAACCACCCAATAATCAGTTCCGTTTTTAAAGACTGATACTTTTTCCCCGACCATTATGTACCGGGCGGAAACTAGTTGGCATGGATAGGATTCGGTTTCTGTGTCGTAAGGAACTGCGGGGTGGTAGTAGATCTTTGCGGTGACTTCTTGGGCGGGGGACTTGGTGATAATTCGGATTGCCATTTCTGGCCCTGAAAACGAAACAGCCACTACTTCACCGATGTGAAGTAGTGGCATGTCACCGGCGTTGAGCTGTAGAGGGGTGCAGGTTGTCAAGGGATGCCTTGTTCTATTATATTAACACTGTCAATAACACAAACAATACCCTTTATTTTGGGGTTATGCCGATTATATAGGAAGAACTCTTTATCAGTTTTTAATTGGCAACTATTCTCGTGCGTGATATCGATACTGATAAGCCCTGGCTTACTTTCTGCTATCTGGTTTACCAGCTTGCCTATTGTCAGATAATCTGATCTATCTGGCTCGTTCACAATCTCAACTCCTATTGAGCTCTCCGTAATAAAAAGTACAGCAGGCGGTGGAGAGCCGCCACCCGTTAACAGGCTTGCCGTGTCAGATAAACTAACTATATCTCAACTCCAAGCAATCCGCAGCCAAAATACTTGTCATGCAAGAATTTCAGCGTCTTTTAAATTGTAGGGGATCATCAAGTAGTCCATATCTTTAACATGTATACTATCCGGGGTATATAAGCAGTCATTGGTAAAAATACCCGTAATTTCACCGAGTTCCACTAAGATTGCTGGATTGTTTTCTGAGTCGTTTCCTGGTTCATGAAAAACATCATGAACGGAATCTAGAAAATCAACAAACAACCCCGTACCCATTATATCTTTCCCGAATATATAAGTATAATTTGTATCCAGCCTGTCCTGGATACCTAGTGTCACGTTCTCGCCCGATTCGCTTGTGGTTGCAATAACAGATGATACACTGCTTGTTATTATCCCTGTTTCCCCTGTAAGAAATGAACTGGAGAAAGTGATAGATGGTTCTTGCCTAGTTGTTATTACCTGGTATGCTGAGTCCTTTAGCAACGATTCGCTTGATTCACCACCATCAAACATTAAAGAAGAAGAACATTGAATGTCATAACCCGTGCCACTTACCCCATCCGTTACAATGTCCAGGTAAAAGGAATAATTGTATGCTACATTAACCTTGTAGTTACGCCAGCCAAGTTCCCCTTCATCTGTCTCCACACTAGAAAAATTAAAATCTTTAACATACCTATTAACAACGTACCCCTTTCCGTCAAGGGTGAAGGTTGCTCGGTAATTTCCACCATTGCTAAGGCGGTTCTGGCTCCCCAGGATGTACCCTGTGTCGCTGGTGTCGTAATACCAGCGAGAGCTAAAAGCGCCGCGCAGGGGCCAGAACGTATCAGGGTGTGTTGCCCATTTATCGAGTTGTGTGGATACCGAGTTTAATTCCCCCGACCACGACCCTGAATAACTCCCAACCACCTCTGACCAGTTAGCGGAGCCGGAGGTGGTGCCATTCCATGCAGCATCACCATGTGTAGAGCCATCGTAGTCAACATAGGTTCCGAATGGGGAAGACTGAGGATCAACGATAGTTGTCGTACACCACGGTTGAGCTTCCAAGAAACTAACCGGGCGAGGATCGTACTCCTTTACCGAATTAACAGTGAAGGAGTTTATTTCTTCCACTGTCGCCGGATTGCCTCCTATGTCTTCGGTATCCGCGTTAACATATCCATCCCGTGCTGCGTTTGGAATAACCGCAATAGCATCTTCGAGAAGATCCCAGACAATCGTTCTGTACGATACCGTTGACGGGGCATATATGGTTACTCCGTCAGATTTTTTAACAATATAGGTGTAAGAGGCGTTGTATTTATATTCCTCCCCAGCTGCCACGGTGTACCTGAAACCCTGAAATCTAATCTTTACATAAGGTCTCCACGTTGAAAAACACACATTATCGATAGTATCCCGTTTTTTTTCCACACTCTGCACAACGGATACAATGCCCTTGATAGTGACAAGTAGTGTCACAGGATCAATATGCACCAACGCTAAGGCTTTGGGCGTGAGGGTAGTATCATAAATACCAGCCCCTATCTTCACACCACCTGTAAAGGGGAACAAGCAGGCCGCTCTCTCAAAGTAGTCAACTGGATTGGTAGCCTCTTTTCCTTGTATGTACCGCCTCCTGCACCCATAATCGGTATGTATCCATACTGGGACATCAAGATGCTCTACTGAATCAAGGCGAATACCTATAGTATTCGCTAAGGCATCCACACTAATTACTTCCACTTCTTTTATACAGCTGTTACGTAAATCCATATTAGGAACCCCGATACTGCCAAGGTACGGGTAACTTGTCGTTGGTGGATCTGTAACTGGAGGCGGGAAACTTGGTTCTATAATGTCATATTCAGCCATTGCTACCTACCAGAGGTTTTTTTGCCATGTCTTCGAATATATGCAAGGGATAAGCGGTAAGGTACCCATGGTTCATCTTAACTGACGGATCATTAGGCACAGCAAGAGCAAGGTCTTTTTTATCAATACAGCAAAGAGGTTGAAATAGATAGTCCGGGGTAGGGCCAAGTAAGACGTGCTGCCCAGGTTCGTAAATCTCATGCCCGGCTGATTCAACAACATAATACTTAAGCAAGACATAATTATTGAAATAACAAAATGAGATGTCATAATGCGCCCGAATTCCGTCACTGATACGCTCCTGTATATCAGTAGGGGTGTCTCCTTCATCCCAAACTTTTTCTATTGTCGCAAAGACAAAGCATGGAAAACCTGGGGGGCATTTTTTCCCTTCTTCTTCGGCTACTGGAAGAACATTCGGAACAAAAATATGAACTCTAGAAATCCCATAGTTAACATTTATAGTTATCTTTGAGCCAGCATCATCGGTATATTCCCTGCTTGCAGCAGCACCGGCCTGAATTTTTGAGTACTTCATGCTTCGCAACAGCTCTTCAAGGTACTTGTCAGCTATTCCTTTCCGGCTTAGGGCTTCGGGCATGTTTCCCGAAAATGTATAGGTAGTAGGTTTTTTTTTCCTGTTACCTAAAAGGCCAAACTGTTCCCATGCATCCATTATAACGAGGTACTCACATTATCGCTTTGCGAACTTGACAAGTGGTAAGAGTGCCCCATGCTATGGTTATTGCTACCAGAGTAGCTTGCTGCGGTATTGACCATGCCGAAGGCTGACGCAACGGCTTGAGCCAGTATCTGACCTGTTGCTGTGGAGACATTCGCCCTCAATCCTTGTTCAGATGTAAAAGCGTCCAGCTTTAACCCTTCCTTTCCGAGTACAGTTTGGAGGTCAGCCAAATGGTCTTTCAGGTGTATGTCAACCTCTTGAATTAATGCATTGATTTGGGCAACAACACCATTCACCTGCGAATTATATATTGATGCTTTAGCTTTTGCGCTATCGGTTCTTGCTTCATTTTCGCTAGCAATAGCTTTTATTCTGGAGTCGAATATATCCGCCTTTGCTATATAAACATCAGTCTCATTTTTATTTATGGCTATGATATTTTCAACTTCTAATCGCTTTGCTTCTAATTTCAGCTTAACCCCCTCCCAGTCAGCGAGATATTTCTGGAGGTTGAAATCATATATTTTTAATACTATTTCTTTAGTCGTTGACGCAATGTTAAAAAGAAGATTCTCTTCATTGATATAATGAGACCGAAGCATCTCTTCAAGACGAGTTATCAGCTCCTTGGTTAATCGGGTATTTTGATCAGTTATTTCAAAATCTTTGATCAGAACTGCGTGCAATGAATCTTTGTCTGCCCTGAAAATATCCTCTTCCACCTGTAGTTTTAACTCAGTGGTAAAGCCGCAGGGCATCAAGGAGCCTGCCCCGCAGATCCGATCTACAGCCACCCTTCGCCGATTGTTTATTTTCCTGCGGGATTCGGACTCCCTGCTCAAGACAGCATCATAAGCCATCTCAGTAAACCCTGTTCCACCTTCAACTAAATCCTTAAGTAAAGCTTTCTGGAGTGGTTCTATCAGGTCAGAAGAGTATTCTCCCGCAGTATAGATGAAACTTTGATCGAGAGGATTCGGGGCGATGGGGTCGTCGTAAGGAACACTCGGGTCAACTGTCCTGATGTGAGGGTCGCCTTCTGCCCAAACCGGCCATTTGTTATTGAGCTTGACCGTTAAATCTGGGGCATTCGGAAGCGCAGGCAGGATAAGATTTAATGGTCTTTTTTTCAGGTTGCCTAGCGGGTCTTCCAGGGGGCCGAAATCAGGCACAAAGGACTGCGCATCGCCCAAATGGGTAATCGCTGTATCAAGTTGCCCAACGAAGAAATCAGCTTTCGCGTTGGAGTAATCTAGCTGACTCTCGACAAGCTCTCTAGCAGCATAGGCATTTATATCTGACGCTTTATAAGGGACATTTTCTATACCAAGTACGCCAGACATTTAAGACTCCCCGTCAAACTCGCCGAACTGCGATTCACCCCATTTACCGCTAAGAGCGTCAGTATAAAGTTGCTGCATACTCCCAATAAACGATGTTTTGGCGGCGTGGATGATCAATTTCTCCGTGGTTTGTCCTGACGAAAACGTCACATAAAGCCCGATCCTGTCCGCACCGAATGTTGGAATCCAGGTAGTGTCAAAAGCGTACCTGACAAAGGAAGCGTCTTTTTCCCTGAAGAAATGCTCAGGGAGTGTTGAAACGCTACTATATATACCAACATAGGGCGAAATAGGTCTCAGGACAAACCTTGGCAATGGTGCTCCGGGTTTGCCGTCTGAAGTAAGTGCGAATGGGGATATAACCACCTCAATATTTTCACCGGGTGGATTTGCCACTTCCACCGCTCCGTAGATAAAAACACCCGTTGCATCTGACACATCAACAGCGCTACTAACTACATCAGCCGGGAAAGCTGTTAGATCAAAATCTGTCCCTGTATTATCAGACGAACTTACCACCCGTACCGCACCTGTTTCGGAGTAAAAAGGGTTGAATTCAACAGGTAAAGAAACCGCATTTACGTCTTGCGAGAAACTATCTTCCCCCACTGTGTTTAAATTCCTCTGCTTGGAGGTACCGAAGCTTTTACCGCCTGATTCATCGGCTTTTAGTACATAAGTTTCTGACATGATTAGCCTATTTTTTGAATTCCTGAAGATCTGACAACGAAACGGACTTGGACAGTATCAACACGAAACCATCCAGTTGATGAAACTTTTAGTGTCCAGTATATACCCTGTGTCGGAGTGCCAACAGCGGCCCTGAAACCCCTCCCCCAAGCGTGGCACCTGTGAAAAGCATACCAGTCGCCATCATCAGCTTTTAAATGAACAGACATTTTTGATATGTCACCATCGCAGGTAACATATACATAGAGCATTTTTTTTAGGTTTTGAGGATAACCTAAATCAGTTTTCTTCAAAGAGAAGGAGCGTTCAAATTCAGTGCTATTGAGTAAGTCTCCAGAGTCTAACTTATGAAGCCCAGTGTCGCTTGCGCCTATTCTTACACCATTAATTTCACCAAGCGAATTGAATCCATAACCAGGAATGAGCGTCACGGCCTTGCGGCCTATATCCCCAACAGCGCCCTGAATTGCTAAACAGGATAACTCCGGGATGATCTTTTGCAGATGAAGTTCTGCTCCGCCTTGCCAGCCCCATGAACAGGTTAAAAACAACTCACTTGTAATACTTAGCGCCGCTCTCCCTTGCCAGCCCCATCGCCCATCTGCGAAAGCCTTCACCGAAGTGTTATCTAGGCCTACCCTCCCTTGCCAGCCCCATGAGCCAGATACTGCAATTTGTTCTGTGACAATAACGGACGAGCCGCCTTGCCAACCCCATAAACCAGATACTGTAATTGCATTGCTTTGTTGGACTTCTGCGTTACCCTGCCAGCCCCAGGAGCCAGCATTAGAAACACCCAACGGTGTGGCAGGCGAACTCCAGATAGCCAACATTAGTTTGACACGTCAAGATTGATACTGATTAACGATATAGGAGAACCCACCTTGATTATCGAGGTTGAGATAGTAAAAAAGGCAGATGAAGAAGTACTTACCTGTCCATCCATCCTTACGGCGGTCGTAGATGCGCCTTGCACAGCTACATTATCGTACCAACGACCCCATGTTGGGGTACCTTCTACTAGCCCAGCACCACTCACAGTTTCCTCAACTCCGGTCAAGGGGTCTATTGCCTTAACTAAACCAGCACCGCTTAACTCCATACTGAACCCTGCTGAAGATTCTCCCGGCGTGAATGCTCCTCCGTTTTTTGTAAGTATGGCCAGGAGTGTCGCTACACCCTCCGCTTCATCAGCAGAGCTGCCCATTGGCGAGCCGTAAATATGCAAAGTTCCATTTTTCATCACTTCGAGTAACGATCCGCTGGATGGTTTCTGGATCAAGGTAGAAGTTCCAGATGCTTGAGGTGTCCAAGCATCTGCTGTGAAAGTGAGCTGATCGACATCCCCAGTAATAACCTGATTTTCAATATCGTCATTACTCCCAAGAGAAGCATGGACGAAATCACCAGCTCTGAATGCTGCCAATTTTCCTGGATCAAGAATCTGATTCGCCGTGAATTCCACTGTATCCGTTAAGAGCTTGTTCGACCCGGTTAATCTTCGACCTGATACGGCAGCTTTAAGACCTGTTGAAAAGACGGGGATTGCCATGAAAACACCTAATTATATGTTTGAAAGATCGTTGTTTCGTCAAAAACACCAATACCAGCTTTATCAATGATAGGAAGCTTCATACTCTTCTTGATAAGAGGTACAATATTTCCCCCGGCCATCAATAAACAAGGGCCGACCCGGGTGGCGGCGACCCTGCAAGGCACGGATGATTCTATGCCAAAGTCGTAAGGGTCAACAAGCTTGCTCAACACCCCGTGCTCAATGAGCGGGAACCCGGCCATTTGAGTTACCATGCTCTCTGAAGTAACGGAAAGTCCCGTGACAAAGTATATTGCGATCTCTGTCCCTATGTAATGACCGTCAGCCACGGGCACGTACTCGATGACTCTGTCAGGAAATTGGAGCCAATCTGTACGCCGCCAAAGGCCATAGGCACCATGCATTGTAAATCCTACACAGTGATTACCACAATCGTTAAAGCTAAACACGAGACGATAACCATTCCAGCCTACTTTTTGCGGTGGAACTTTTTTGAAAAAATCTCGCAACTGAACATAGCCATCATTCGCATCTGGATCGGGATTATTTTCAGTCAGTGGCCAATTGTTCAGGAACGAATTGCTCTTTTCGACCCACCCGTAATTGATACCGTTTGTGAAAAATAACTGGTACCCACCTGGAGCAGGAGCCCAGGCCCAAGACATTCGCCGATTGGCTGTGAGCCCTTCAAGGACGGTTGTCTGGATCACGGCACCATTATCGGCATCAAGCCTGACGACGGAAGCGGTGTTGGCACCTTCCTTAACCACGTAAGCTGTTTCTGTTTGACCATCCTGCCCTATGGTCATGGAATGCCAGTTACCAGCCGCTACAAGCTCTGTACCCCGCAAAGCCTCTAGAGCCCCAGACTGATCAATAGTGACATTTTTAGACCAGTCCAAGGCCACAAAGCCCGACTTAACATCCTGCTGCCGCCTTTCGGATGCAACCCTGTTTGACTGGCCAAATGTGCCGTTATATATGGTGCGTTTGTTTGCCATAATGTACCTGGAGACCAGCGACACCTGTTTTCGGGTTAAAAGGGATCAGTTCAGGGTCAACAGTGTTTGCGATCCCGGAAGAGCCGCTGTATATTCTTGTTTGGGGCATGGTGACTATTCATTTTCCATCTTAGAGCAACCTTTACAGGTTACTGGGTTACTCAACTCAACTCCAATCCCTACCGGCCATCTCTGGCACTCAGGACAGGGTTCTTTTGGACTTTTCTCTTTTATCTCTTTTTGCACTGGATCTCTCTCGGATTTTCTTCATTTTTTCGCTGTCTTCGGGTGATAGCGCATCAGCCATTGTTAGGGCGGATCCTGGTTGGGTTTGTTTTGTCATTTAGACTACCCGCTTTATCCCAAAGTCACGCTTTTTAATCTTTGCCATCCTGCCGTCTGGATGATGCCACACAACTCCTTCTCCGCATATTAACCGTAACCACTGCTCTAGCTCATCATAGCTAGTTGGACAATGGTCGAATACAAAAGCAGCTGCGTGCGAAATGAGGACATGGCTATCAACGCTCTCTGGGTTCCCCTGTACCTTGGGGCCAATTAGCTCATAAGTTCCGTCTGGTTGATCCGAGAACGCCTCTGTATGGTACTTATCCTGCGGGTCTCCGTCTACAACTGGTAACCAACCCACACGTTTTCCGGTTACGTGGTCGTGTTGCTCCTCGATAAAGCCGCAAGGGGGCTCTTTCCCGCACTTTACCTCCCGCCTCTTAAAAAGTACCCCGCCACTCACCTTGCAACAGGTTCCGTCGTATTTGCGAGTTGGCACTCCTTCGCCGTTAAACACCCACTCGCAATTAGCGTGGTGTTCTCTTGTGATTTCTTTTAGATTATCTGGGTTTCTTTTAAAGATCGTAGGTATTTTTTTCATAATTCTAGTAGAACTCCCCTTTGACGATTGGTACAGGCGACATAGACACCCCTTCCCGGTAATAGGACTTCAAGTCCGAGATGTATTGGTTATACTTGCTTTCATGATGGATAGTGTTCACTTTCTTACCCTCCAGTCCGTCTTCGATCTCATCATACAACGAAAACAGAACCCAATGGAATAAAACTTTCTGAAACTCCACAGGTATGATCGTTTCACTGGCATCGTCCTTTATCTCAGTAGGTTTACGGTAGTATTTAATGTCGTAAGCTGTTTCCTCAACAGGTGCCGGATAATATATCAAATTCCGGCCTTCTACGGCCACAGCAAAAGGCCCATTACTCCCCCTGATCATGCCATTTGTTTCGGCTAGGAGTTGCTTCCTGCTGTTCAGCACGGTAATAGTCTGCTCAGAGTTGCTACAGGAAAAAAGATTCCGGTGGAAGTTAACAGGCAACGGTATACTGTCAGAATCTGGAACCAAAGTTACGCCGGTCGATGTGATCAGCTCGGGGAAGAGAACAAGAGCCGAAACTTGACTCATGCCGATGTTCAGCTCTTCAATCACGTCCTCGGGGCACATCATCGAATTCAGGGCTGTCATTACCCGCTGTATAAGTCTACTGTTTTTCACGACTTTTCTTCAGCGTCTTTTTCGGCAGACACTACGTCCCAAGCAACCATCATTTCTTCTTTTGTTACTGGACGATTGCAAAGATTTTTCAGCCTCCGCAAGTCTGGTAACCCCTGTGTCGTGAAATCATTCTGCTCAGGGATTGAAATCATATTACGGATAGCATCCTCTACCGTCAATCCAACTGTAACCTCTCCTTGTACAGCTTCATACATTTCTTCCGAGAGACAACCTTGAGCGTGCGCTTCCGGCTCAAGATGGACAGGGACTTCGATGAATTCCGGGCCAACGATAATCACATGACCAGATGTCGAAGCCAAACGAGCGGTTGTGTTTCCTATTTTTTTATAGCGCATGATTCACCAAATGTAAGAGCGGCCTGGACAGCCGCTCGTTTTATTATCCCTGACTGAAAGCTGATCGCCCGTTGACCACATAAAGAATGCAAATACGCCCAACACCTTCTGTCGAATCTGTGGCTGACAGTTTAAGGGTTAAGTTGCAAGCCTTCGGCACTTCGTACCCCGTAGCGTTCGAGATAGCAACCATAGTGTCAGCAGTTGCTAGGCTCCCCCCGTCAAGATACTTGTCCACATCAGGAGTATCCTCGGACGTGTCGCCAATATCAAGAGTCTGAGTTGTGCCGTCAAAGTCAGTTGTCACCATGACAAAACTGCCGTAGGGCAGTATGCACGCTCCCGAAGGTAAGGAGCCTTCGATAGGCACTGGGGTGCTCACAACAGTGCCCGCCGCATTCTTGAAATCTTCAATGTCAAAATCAAAGTACGCCGCAATGACTTCTTGGCGACCTACTTTTTCGTTACTGTTCATTGTCATGATATGTTCCTGTAAGGATTATTAAGATCTTCCGTTAGGCAGATAATGGTCAATAGCCACAATGCCAAAATCTTCCACATTGTCATCATGAATAGAATGATATTTAGGCTTTAAAAAACCAAACATCTTATCAATATTGATACCTTTTTGGCTATCGAACTGAAACTCCTTCTCTGCCCATTCAGGTGCCCCAAGATCTGACATCCCTAAACACTGCGCTCCGCAAAGTAAGGTTCGGGTGCCTTCGATATCCGAACCAGAACCCCATAGGGCATCAGCAGCCCGTCCGGTGGTGCTATAGACAAGGTTATGCTCGTGTATAACCACGCCGTCAATAGTGACTGTAGCGCCTGTAAACCAAGGATTTTTGGAATTCCGTGGCAAGGCCGTGGTAACTGCCCGTTGATAATCAGCGTCTTTTTTGAGATGGGCCAGTGTTCCTGGCTTGACCAAAAGTACATAATACTCTTTCCCGCCACCATTCAAAGGCTTGATATAATGGTCTTTAGCAAAGGCGACTAAATCCACAATCATCTTGTAAGTGGGTAGGTAAGTAGCTGCAACAGTTGCGGTGTTCCCGGCAACAAGCGCCGAACCTGTCCAATTTAAATGACGATTTGCGGTAGGGGCTGAAACATCCGCAGCAAACGAAAGATCTGGGAACGAGGAATTAACCCTTGCTGCACCGTTACACATTTGAGCGTAAGATATCCCGGACATAGTGAGAAAAGCTAACTGGTCAAGACGATTAGCTAACCAATAAGCCAGCTTGTCTTTAGCTTGTTGGCGGAAGTTGATAACCGTTTTCTGGTCAGAGAGCTTACCTTTATTTCGCACACCATGACTAACTAAATCGATTACAATTTCTTGGTCATAAGCTTTCAGCTCTTCCTCATTACCTTCGCGCTCATTATCTCCTACAACGCCATCACTAACCAAGTCAGCAACCAGAAACATAAGGCATTTTTCACCTTTTGTTGTCTTGGTTAAATCGGTAATGCGTTGAATCATAGTACCTGAGCCTTTGCCCAGAAACTTCTTAATGAACATCTTGTCTCGGGCGGCAGACCAGAGATCCCTTGACCAGACTGTCTTTTGTTCTGATGTCAGGCCGGCAAAATTAGTGAGTCCCATTTATCGCTCCTTAATATTGTTTACAAAGACTGCTTATCAGCCTTTTTATGCCGGTTGTCGCACCAGTGGGCGATAACAGTGATTACGTCAAAGAACGTTCGGTTCCGTACCGAAAAACGATTTCGCATGTTAGAGAGTGCGGCCCTTATTGTCCTGCTACAGCTCGTCGCCACGCATTCTTTTCTTTTCTGCATCAGAAAGATTGTCGAACTCGTCCTCTGTGAGAGCGGTGGCTTTCAAAGTCTTTTTGTTATGCTTAGTGCCGGTATTATCCGCTAAAGATGGGGGTTGCTGTTGCGCCGCCTCTGCGTTTTTCTTAAGAGCAGCGGCCTTTCTTTTGTTGGTTGTTACCGTGGTTTTATTCTCTTTCTCAATTGATGGAGATTCAGTTTTCAGCAATTTCTTGGCAGCGTGCTGCACTGCCTCACTATAAGGCATTCTCTGGGAGAGCCCGTTCGTCATGGCTATAAAATCAAGGTAAGTCTCTGACTCGGCATCTTTTAAATCCGGGTGCTCATCTTGTAAGCTGGTAAAAAACTCGTTTGCTTTGTCGTAATCTGATTTTGCATCACGGGCTGTCTCGGCTTCCTTCATTTTATCAGTAACCGCATTGGTCACTAAATCCGAGGTTTCCTTTTTATCCGCAGCCCTTGCGGCTTTCAGCAGTTTCTTGGCCTCATTAGTGTCCAGGTTTTCCAAGGCAATATTGTACTTATCCCACAGATCGTCAGCAGAAGGATCGCTAGAAACATCTTTCGACCCTGACTTGACTACGGATATCTCCGAAAGCTGCAACTCCCCTTTAGCGATAGCCAGTGCAACCGCCTTAACTCCTCCAAGGTCTTTAATTACAGATTTGTCCACGGAGTCATTCATCAACCCATCAGATATATCCTGGAGCGCACTTTTCTGTCTGCTTATCTGGCTAACCCTCGAAGACGGGACACCCTTACGCTCTTCGGGAGTTTCCTTGGTCTCTTCGCTTTCCTCGGAGCTATCTTCTTCCTTTTTAGCCCCCTCTTCTGCGCTGTCTTCATCAGCCTCGGGACTGTCAACTCCTTCTGTTTCTTCATCTGGAACGGTTACTTCATCACCCCTGTCGGGTTGTTCGCCTTCAGTAGAGTCGGTATCTTCAATATCAATCTCTTCGGTCTCTTCAACATCAATAAATTCCTCAGACATTTTTTCTCCTAAATATTATCATTAAATCTTTTGGTTTCTATCCCCTGGGCTTGCCCTGTCGCCGGACTAACTGGCATGGGCAAGGGCGCAGGCGACAGTGGGTCTGTATTTGCGGGTAATGGCGGCAACGTTCCAGGATCAACAGTACCGACTGTTGTGGGGACGATAGGCGGTAAGTCATGGTCAATGTAACCCCCGCTTTTAAGCAATGTGTCCGCTATTGGAGCTATTCCAGGCTGCTGGACAATCGCACCTGCTGACTGTACGGCGGAAAATTGAGTTTTAATATTTGTGCCCACCGTATCAGCTCGGTTTAACCCAGCCTTGGAAGCACTCTCATCTGCTTTCGCCCGATTTAGCTCTGCCTTAGACTCTATCTCTCCGGCTCTCGCTTCCGCTTCCGGGTCAGGTTGCTGAACCTGATTGGCAATAGCTTCCTTAACCTCTTGCTTCTTACTGAGTGAGGATACCTCTATGACTACCTCGTCAGGTATAATTACACCTTCTTTACGCATCTCCATAGCTTGCTGGTACTGCGAGTCCATAAAGGTGGCACTAGACGACTGGTCGGTAATGACAACATCGTATTCACCGAGTGTTAAATCGTTGAGCACTTCGCCGCCTATCATTGACTGATTGACGGTTAACTCGTTGTACTCGGTACCATTGATCTCGTCCCCAGATATCATAAAGACCCGCTCTTCGGTGTAAAAATCTTGAATAAGCTCTAGGTATTTCCTTGCAGCAAAATGCCGGGTTCTTGCAAGATTATCTATAGGCCGTGCGAGCTGAGTCTGCCCAGCATACTGAGCAGCGTGCCGGGCCTTTCCAGAGACCTCTGCCGACTCCTGGCCCTGTACGGCATCAGTTATACCGGAAATCTGTTTAATGCTGTGTTCTGATCGTTCAACAAGCCTGTCAAGCCCTGTTGGTAGTTGGTTGGCGTTTATCTTTTCGGGCTTGCCTACCTTGGGATCATATTCCACGCAAAGACCTGTCTTTGCGCCTATGTTCTGCATGTCGCCTGGAGCCATGTTTACCAAGCTTCCCGTGGGGATTAACCATCCGCTATTTGCTGTGGTGTTAAGGATATGGATAATCTGGCTCTCGAGCTTATTGTTCATCTCCTGTGGCGAACGCAGGTTATCTACCATGCCACGGGTACGCCCCCTGCGGAAATAAGGGAAAAACGGTACCACTGTATAAGATCTGTAAGGGCTCCAGTCATCGTGTAGCAACACGTCCGCTGTTGATACCGTCCACCGTATTCGTTTAGCCATGCGTTTTGTTACAAACGCCCCTTCAGCAACTGCCCCCTGGATAGCCTCGTCTGTCATCGACTCGGCCTGAACCACATCACCAAGGGGATACACAAGCACCTTTTGCCTCTCAAGCCTACGGCTCTGGCGATCAATTACCAACACCCGCTTAATGCCTGATTCTTCGGTATAACTTTCAAGGTAGGAAGTAGTGTCTTCGCTCCCAAACCTTGACCGATGGCTGTAATCATCTTCGGGATCGGATACGGCCCCCTGGACAACGTTTTCAACTTCATCAGCTTTTTTCTGCCCATACAACTGAGAAATATCATCTATCGTTAACCACTTAACAATGACAACGTCTTGCCAATCTTCGGGGTCATAGCTATTTGCGTCTGGGTCTGGAATCACATCCAGCGGATCAAGGGTTCTTAATTTAATATCCCCTGACAGATTCGTGTCAAAGTCCATCCGAAATTCAAAAAAACCTCTTTGCTGGATTAATCCGTCCTGATAGACCGTAGACTCCTGCCAGGAGTACATTGTATCGTCACAGATCTGCCTAACAAGCTTGCTAAGGACTTCGGCGGTTTCATCATTCGCCCCATTGCGGCGGGGCTTGAAAGACATCTGCACCCGGCTCTGGATTTGGAGCCCATCAGCGGTATTAATAACTGGCCAGATATAATTCTTTTCTACCACTGGTCGACCGGACATATTGAGTTCAGCTTTTACCTGCTTGTCCCACTGGAGCCCACCGCCAAGATACATATCCTCATTCTTCCTGGCCTCGATAATATAAGCTTCGTGGCCTCTGTCCTTTGCGTATTGGTACCGTTGCCAGTTATTTTGGATAGTTTTATTATCGTCTTTCATGCCGCCATGTACCCGTTAGATGAGCCGCCCCTGTTCTTTAGCTTATCCCGCCAAGATTCCTTCTGCACTGGAGCCAGCCGTCTCAGGCCAAATTCGTTAATTCCCCGTGCCAGCGTCTCGAAAGCATCATAACCATGCATAGCCCAGTTTTCTGTTGGGCGGTTATCGTAGCACCCTAAATCCTCGTTCCATTTGCGTCTGAAGTTTTTTAGACACTGGATACCACCATGGTACTTATCCTTTTTCTCGGTACTCCAACCCGGTTGTACATCACAGACAGTAGAGATAAAACATTGCGGCAGGAGTAGCTTTGCCTCGGTAATTGCGGTGCCTTTATGGGCGACCCTGGGAACGGTTTGAATATTTCTCATCCCTTGGGCCTTGGCTATATCTTCCAGCGTTCTAGGCTCAGGTCTCCCTGGCAGAGCGGTACCTATACGCTTGTTTTTAGCATCATGGGGCATAAAATGATTGCCCCAGGTGTAAGGCAAAGCCTGCATTTGCCTCCAATAATAATCAATATCTAAATCGTAACCAGAAACATAGCCTATCAGCCGATGTTGCAAGGCAACATACTGATGAAACCAAATGGCCATGAGTCCAGATGCGGAAACGCCAAAGTCCCAGGCAGAATTGACCGGGTGTTCAGGATCATGCAAAAACAAACCTATCTGGTTATTGTTACGCATCTTCAGGAGTATGCTCGACAAGTAAGCCCCTTCGATTGACGCGTCAAAAGCTTCTTCTTGTGTGGCCGGAAACTCTCGGAACATGTCCCCTTTCTGTTGAGCTGATTTTTTCGTGTACCATGCCCGTTTCCGTGCGTTAATCGTGATACCAAGAGAGTCTTCCAGCTTATCAAAGTACTTGGTGAGCTTTGCCGGTACCGTGACATGTTCAGGATCTAGTTCATTCTCGTTGCCGTCCATCCACCAGCCGAAAAAGAAGAACTTGAAATCAAGGTCAGTAAGAAAGGCCCCTTCTTCTTTTAACTTAATGGCTGTCTGGCAGTTTTCGTAAAATTCCCCAGCTTTGCCTTCAGCGGTTGATTCAATAAAAATAAAACGACCAGGGGCCAGGGTGTTCATTGCTCCTGTGCGGATCTCACGGGCCTTTTCAGGGTTGCGTGCAGATATTTTACCAAGCTCAGAAATGTGGAGTATTTGCAGCGTTCCGCCACGGTGAGAGGTGCCAGTATAAACAGTTGATCCGTTAGACCACTCAAGGGTTTCTTTGTTATCTGTGATAAGCTTACGTTCTTCCTTGATTTGTTCGGGTAATCGGTCATAACCAAGCTTAATCTTTGCTATCTTTTTCTTACCATCAGGCAAGGTAATATCAATAATTCCACACTCTTGATTGCTGTTGAATATGCAGGTGTCAAGAATTAGGATGGCGATAAATGTTGAAAACCCTCTCTGCCTATCCTTAAGGATGATGCTCAGGGTGTGCCGATTATTCCAGAGCTCAAGCTGTGATTCGTTGCGGACGAATTTTACAATCTTACCATGCTTATCCTTGATATAATAAAGATTATCAAGTCTCCATTCAATGTCGGAGAGCAGCGGCAAGAGCTCGTTGTATTCGGCTTGATTCATCGCTTGGGTAATCCGCCCTGGTCGCAGTTCTGCATTAGGGTTTCAAGCAGGGAATCCGCTTGGCTGTCTGGCGGGGGCAACTGATCTATGCCTGTGGCTTGACGCTCAAGAGGTATCAGCGTCTTATAGATGTCTGTCATCTCTTTTAGGGCCTTAATGTTCCCAGGCAAGGCAATTGCTCGCAACATCTTAGCACACTGCTTAGAGCCGCCTTTTTGGTCACCCTTGATAGATTCCTCAAGCTCTTCCTTACCGTCCACGACTTCGAGCAGCTGTGCTTCAAGCTTTTTCACTATCTCCCAGCCGGTTTCAATCCGCTTCTGGTGGCCAAGGATAATTGATACATTCGTTGCAACCTGAACTTCAATATCTTCTGGCGTTGGGGTGTTGCCATTGCTGTTGCCATTGCTGTTGCCATTGACTAATGCGGCCTTGGTTTTTGTATTAATCTCAGCAGTTTTGTCTTTTACCCAGCCCTTTCTTTTAGCCCTCTTGCTTATGGTTGCTCTGCCTGGGCCAAACTTATCAGACAGGGCCGAAAGAGTCCAATCTAGGCAATAGTATTTTTCTATCGCGTCCCAATCAAAACTGTTTTTTTTGGTTCCTTTCACCATGGGGTTTTCTTAGCCATAACTAACTTTCTTCAGGTTGATGAAACTTTGTTTAAACCGCTGCAACTTTCTTTCGTTGTACCTAACTTTCTTTCCCGTGTCAAATATTTTACGACTAGAGCAATTTTACACCACTCAAACTATTTTAACAAAACAGTATAAAATAGGTTGTCAAATTTGTTGAGTGTGGTATAACTACACCTGAAGGCAAACGATAGAGACTGACTTAAACCGAGAAATATTATGAGCGAAGAAAATACCAACAGAGCTGCTGAGTATGGGAGTTACACTTGCTTGCTACAGTAGACAAGGTAAGTGCCGAAGAAGCCACCCATCGTATTTGTTATTACTACTGGGACGACTTGATGGACATTGGAAGGATTGATTAACCCCCAATAAAAAGCGAAACCGGAGAGAAACCACCATGCTACCAAACAAAAAAAACCTAACCGACCGACAACTGAAAATCATAACCGAAATGATCCTTAGTGGGGCAGCAGAGTCCCTGCGCAAGCTAAACAAGACCCAACTAAACGGGGCCAAAGCAGCAAAACTTTGCAAGCTGATCGACCTATTACCAGCCTCTGCACAGTGGGCATTTAACAGCCTCCACGGCCTACCAGAGGCCGAACGGCTAGAGCTGTGCGCTTTGGCTGTGGCTGTAGAAAAGATCCTGCATGAGTTGGTGGAAATCGACCAGCCTTACCCGCTCACCAACCTGATTAGCAATCAGGTACGCAACGTGAGCCTATTCCCCGGCTCGTCAGCTGGAGTGTCCGGTAAAATCTCACAGATTTTGGCAGCGGAGAACATGTCTTTTGCCATCCTGACATTCCAGGGTACAAAAAGAATGATAGAATTATAGGTACTTAGCAGCACACTCAATTTATTTTAATAAAAGAGTATAAAATAGGTTGTCAAATTTGTTGAGTGTGGTATTATGGAGTTTACGGTATCTCGTTGAAATCAGTAATTATTAGAGAGTTCTGTTTTAACGACTGTCAAAAAATAATATACACCTACAATCCGGAGAGGGATCCATGAAAGCAATCAAAGCACCAAGGAATAATACCAGGGCGTTTAATAAAACCCTGATTAATAAGCGGGCCTCACTACCTAACACGGATTTTGTAAAACAAAGAGCCTTCGGCGGTCGGCTCTTATCCGGGGAAGGCCGTTATTGGTGGGAAGATCGTACCTTCCGGCAACGATAGAGAGGAGGAGAGCATGAACCGATTCAGAAACCCCGATAAAAGGCCGTTCAGAATCTTTTGTCGGAAGAATTTCAGCTGTGACCCCGTAAAGGTGACAGCTGAAGAGTTGCGAAGATGGGCAACAGGATTGCTCATTCTTGTGAACTTTATCACATACTAAACAGAGAGGGAAAATGAAAACAGGAAGATTTTTATTGGCTGGATGGGTTGGGCTTTGTGGATGGATTTGTTACTTAGGCGCTATACTGGAATCAACACCTTAAGAACCGCTCGGCGTATCAATAGCCGGGCGGCAACCAAGGGAAAAGCCTCTCCGGATGATACTTAAAGTTTGAGGAGAGGGTAAAATCAACATACAGTCTTTCGGGGCTGAGAGCAAGAGAGGATATTACCAGCAAGGCAAACAGGTCAGCTCTCGAGAGGCTGTTTAACTCATAACAACAGTCATGGAAGGAATAAAAAAACCCCTGATCCACAACGGATTCAGGGGCTATAGCCGTTCTGGTAAGGCCCTGGGATAATACCCCAGGGCCTTTTTTATTGCAATGTATTCTGCTCCCTGTGAAATACAGAAGTCGAAAGAGCCACAATAGAAGCCCGTGGAAGCGTGTCAGCAAAGATCCTCGAACGCTTCAGATGGAGCGCAGCACGCTTAGTGCTCCCTACCCGGAGTAACTTTCGGGCCAACATGAAGACTGCTGCTTTATCCTTTGGGGTCATTTTTTGCATTGAGTCACCTCTCCAGCCTCTTCAACCCCTCAGCGTGACAAATAGTCAGCTTCGTTTTACGCTCCTCGTACTCCATACCCACCTCAATCAAGCCGGTGTTGATCATCTGGAGCCGGGCTATCTCTTTCAATTGAGCAGCGTCAAGGGCATCCCTAACGTTCGGCACCTCGTGCTTTTCTCGAAATTTAGAAGCAGACATCCCGAACATGATATGGTTAATCATGTTTGCTTCATTGCTGAAATGGTAGAATTTGACACTGTCATGAGCACGAAGAACAGCATTAGACATGGGCAGGTACCCGGTTTTTGCTTCTAAGCGTTCTTTTTTATAGCTTCGCTCTTGGGCGAGTCGTTCTACTGTCCACCTGTCAAGACGTATCGCTAGCTCAGGGCTCAACCATCTTGAGAACTGAATAGCCAGATCTTTATGGAGCCACGTACCCTGATATTTTCCACCTTTCTTTGTAAAAACAAAGTCTTCCTCGTTACCCTCTGAGAGGGTAACGAGAATTGACAGATATTCACGGTTTTGTTCTTGCTTCCAAAAATCGGCTGGCCGCCTATTAAACTGCTTCGCAATCTCAGTAGCATTGAAGAACAGCTTGTCGCTTGCCAGTAATGATATATCAATCGTAATCTTAGTATCATTAATGGTGGCTACTTCGTACTTCTTGCTCATTTCGTAAAACTCCAATAAAAAAAGGGTTTTACCGCAATCTGAACTTCAAAGTGAGGCGTACTAAACCCCGAACAGATAAGCGATAAAACCCTTTAATCAAAACTGCTTTTGTACTTTTCCCGGCCTATGAAAACCGCTCCCGCCATCAAGCAGGATGAACAGACCATAACCACCACAAGCCGGAAAGTCAATCAAAACAAAGAGCAGCAGGACTCGAACCTGCACGCACCATCCGCATGGCCGCTCTATCCATTTGAGCTACACTCTCCTGCTTCAGGGGACAGCTGCCGAGAACATCAAGATGACCAACCAAGACTATCAACAGCTCCCCCCTCACGCCTATCTATGTTATTTGATTCGCTCTGGTTTGTCAAGGCCATTCAGCCCCACAGAGTAAGCTGTTTAATTCCCTTGACCTTCCCTTTTTTCTCAACCTTAACACGCCGCACAGGGATAGCAACCCGCCGCCCAACCGGAAACCCGATCCGCCGCAGTGACTCGTCGGACAAATTGGAGTGAAGCTCATCAATTACTGGACTTATGTAATATGCTTTTTTACTCATAATGCCTCCAGCTTGTAAATTTGCCAACCATCGCAAGTCTTGGATCCATCAGGTGCAACCGGCATCATTGTCACCCGGGTATTCCCCCTTAAAAATAACCCCATCAACCGCATCCGACAGGCACCCTTCCGCAGCTGCGCAATATACCTCCATTCCTTCCTCGTTCAGGGCGCACCCCTCGCAACCTCCGCACCCCTCCTCCGGCGCAGCGTAAAACACCCTATCAAGCACTCTCCTTGCCCTCTTGGCCAGTCCCCACGCAGCAAACGCCGCCTGCATCACTCCCCTAGCCTCAGCTTTCCGTAAATCGCTCCAGTCATGGACGTATCTCATCCCCTTAAAGTGATCGACATAATACAGTATTTCGAGCTCTGGTCCGCATTGCATAAGGTACGTTCTCGGGGGCCATTTTGCCCGATACACAAAGCCTTGCTCATGGCACCCTATCGACACAACAGAGCAATCAAGCTCTCCGTCCTCGTCAGGCACACCCCATATATCACAGTCGCGGCATGTCCCTTTATCACTTGGGGTTTTGACGTAAAGTCGCCCTTTGAATGTTATAGATTTTTTCATTTCACGCTCTCGTTAAATTAAAACACCCAACGCCACCCGCTGGGTGGTCATTAGTTCAGACTTTCACTTTTCATGACCGGCGCACCGGCCATCTGGTCCGGGGTTATCGCAACTGCAAAAATAATCGTGCCCTTTAGCCTGGCAGGCAAAAAGAGCATCCCTCGCCTCTTGGGCAGAAAGCTCCCTGTTGTCGTCGCTCAGGAAACCAGAAAGCCTCTCGTCGGGCCAACACAGCGCATCCGCAATCACAATATGTACGTGATGGATACCCTCAAAATCACTTTTCGGCAGTGGCCGCTTTGTTCCGCCTGATTTCTGCATCATTCAGATCCCTTTAATCTCAATCAAATTCGACTGGTAAACAGTCCCAGTATCCCCATTTTTGTGCGGCTTATTTTTACCGGTGTACTTGGGGCCAGAATACTGGCAAGATGGCACGCCTAGCGAGACAAGCACGGTAATTTTTTCGACCATCACCCGCCCGTTACGATCCCGTACTATATCACCAATCTTTACGTTATTATTTGATAAGGCGCACTCTTCGGCAAGGTCTTTTTTGCTTACCCAGTACTGATTGACGAGCTCCTGTAGCCTGCTTTTGTAATCTGCTTCGGGCATTTTGCCACCGCCATTTGCCTCCATCTCAACGGCAGCCCGGATCAGCTCCTCAATCTGGCCAGGAACCAAAAGCCCCTGGTCCTCAGCTCTCGTAATCTGGCCGTTTGGCCCCTTCATCAATACGATAAAAAACCCCCTCTTCACTGCCAAGCGGATGGAGTACCCGGCTGGCAGAGTTTCCTTTGCCAGCAGCATCGCCTTGCCTAAACTGCTCATTTTTCACCCCCAATTACAACACGGTGCAGATCCTGAGACCCACAACCCTGACAGTTAAAATTATACTCCAGCGGATCCTCGCCCCGAACAATACTGTCCTGCCCATGCCAACCACACTGGTTACAGAGCACAGCGACCTTTTGCCGGTCGCCTCCTTGCTGCTCAACTCCTCCCGTCTGATCAATTTGCTGCTCTCCAAGGAAACTCGCCGCCATATCATAAATGCGTTTTATGGATGTCCACGTAATGGGCACCCGGTAGGTAAAGGTTCCGTATCCAGAGCAGACCTCGCAGCCTTCATCTCCGTCATCACAGGCCGTGCATTCCAGCTCGACAACTTCAAAAAATTCGCCTATCAAATGATACTTTGCGCCGTTTTCGGCGGTCAGCTTTCTTGGCATTCTTACGGTTTCCTTGCACAATACCACCTCTTTCTCTATCTCGTAGTGTGTGCCATAGTGAGGACCTGTGCAGTCCTGGCACACACCTAGAACTTCTGAGCAATAGCATTGTTCGCAGCTATCTAGGCCATTTGGCGTATTAGGCGCCAGCACCAGTGTAAAAGTGAATTGCTTAGGTTGTTTGTTTGGATATTTCTCCCTATCAAGCTTATCTTTTAAGGCCTTTGCTATCTCTCTGATATTTTTTACTTCAGGCATCGCTATTCTCCAGTTAAATTCAAAATACCCGCCCTGTTTCACCTAGACGGCATTCCAGTGGCCATCACGCCCCAGGCTTCTTGATCACCGTGATATGGTAATCCTCCCCGGCCTGTTCAGCATCGTACGCCCCGGCCCCAAATTCAAACGATTCGGAAAGCCGGAAATCCTTTGTAATCACGCCCAGGGCAGCCTTGACTTGCTCCGCCTCCGGTTTGTCATCCTTTTGCTTTGCCATAATCCCCACCCTATAAATTAACAAAAGTAGTAGTTTCAGCCACCCACCCCAAACGAACCGTGCCGGTAGGCCCGTTCCGCTGCTTTGCGACAATCACCTCCGCTGTCCCCATGTTCGGATTGTCCTCCGACTTGTTGTAAACTTCGTCACGGTAGATAAACATAATAACATCTGCATCTTGCTCAATCGCACCCGACTCCCGCAGGTCAGAAAGTTGCGGGTGTTTATCTGGACGATTTTCAAGCATCCGGTTGAGCTGAGACAGGACCACTACAGGAATATTCAGTTCCTTGGCCATTGCCTTCAGCGACCTGGAAATATCACTGATTTCCTGAGTTCTATTCTCACTTCTTGACCTCCCTTGCATCAACTGGAGATAATCCACCACAATCATCCCGATGCCGTGCTTTGCCTTCAGCCTCCTGGCCTTGGCCCGCATCTCCGTGACGGTTATCCCAGCAGTATCATCAATCCAGACAGGGGCACCTTTGATCTTCCCAGCAGCGTTTACCATTTTCGGCCAATCATCATCCCTGAGCTGCCCATTACGCAGGCCGTGAGAATTAATCATACCAACGGATGAAAACAAACGGGTCACAAGAGCATCTTTGGACATTTCGAGACTGAACATGCCCACACGGACACCGGACTGCATGGCGGCGTACTGGATAATATTCATGGCTAATGCCGTCTTACCCATGGACGGACGGGCAGCCAAGATAATCAAATCAGACGACTGAAAACCCGATGTCATCTGGTCGATATCGCCATACCCGGTGGACACCCCAGTAATGGTGCCAAGGGTATTGCTCATTTTTTCGATGCGATCAAAAACACGTTCAGCAACAGGACCGACGGATTCGAAACCCTCTGAGTTCCGCTGGGAAGATAGCTCAAAAATGCTTTCCTCAGCCTGTGTAATCAATTCTTCACCGCCTGCGGCCCCTGACATGCAACGGCCCCTCACGTCATCACACAGGGCTATCAGCTTTCTCAGGTTGGCCTTTTCCTTGATCTGTTTGGCATGGTGGCCCAGAGTTCCCGCAAAAGGGATAATATCGGTGAGGGATGTGAGGTAAGCGGCCCCTCCACATTTTTTCAGGGTTCCAGCATCTCTCATTGAGCTGGTGACGGTGACCAGGTTGCAAGGCTGGTTTTCCTCATGCAGCGCAACAGCGGCCTCAAATATAACCCGGTGAGCAGGGACATAAAAATCTTCGGCATCGATCTTGTGGGCGACCTTACCCATTGCTCCCTCAGCAATCAGGATTGTGCCGAGCAGATCCTTTTCCAACTCGGTGCAATTGGGCGGTACCGGTTGGGCTTGCTGTTCTGGTGGCGGTTCAATCATTTTTTACCCTCGTTTACTTTTCGTATCAGATATATTTCCCCGTTCAGCGATTCAAGATGCAGATTTCCGCAATTCATAAATTTACATCTGTCCGGATTCCGGATCCAGCATCTGCATGGGCCATAACGCTTACGCTTTCTGTCTTTAACCCAAATCAAAAGCTCTCCCTCCTCCTCAATAACACCGCCTTCTGTGGGTCTTGCTCTATTCCTTTCGCTCATTCCGCTCCCTCGTCATCCCCAAGCATAGGGTTCATGCCCCCGTTGAGGTATTTTTCTTTGTCGAATTTCTTTCCGTTTGGCACCGGTGTTGATACGTGCGTTTGCTCTAACTCATCTTCCCAACGCTTTTGAGTTATCCATCCCTGTGCCATTTGTGGCGTTTTGCCGTCTGTGACGGTTTTGGTTCGCAACGTGGCTTCTGCGTTGGCCGACTTGTAAATCGTGGCGACAATACTATCTGTGAGGCCTGGGATGTCTAACCATGCATCTGCTGCCGTTGCCTTGCCTCTTTTGTAATTAAAAGCTTCCCAGAATAAAAGGAAGGTCTCAAGCCTCTTTCCCGAAAGCTTCCTCTTGCGGTGCGTCATGTAGGATTCTTCTGGGGTTTGGCTCCCCTCCCCTGCATCCTTTGGTGCAGAAGGCTTTTTATCTTTTAGATTAGGATCAGGTTCAGGATCAGGATAACTAGTAGTGTACCGTTGGTTGTTCGCCGGTTGTACCGTTGGTTGTTCGCCAATTGTTCGCCAATTGTTCGCCGTGCCTCTTAAGTCACTGTTTCCAAGTGGTCTAGGTTGTTCGCCGGTTGTTCGCTGGTTGTTCGCTGGTTGTTCGCCGGTTGTATCGTCAGTTGTTCGCTTTGTCCACGTTGGATCGTGAATCACGCTCCCTTTGGCATTCCTGTTGATAAGTATTTGATTCAACCCTCTTTTTACCTCCTTTGATATTTCCCAGCCTTGCTTTTTGGCAAATCTTGAAACCTTCCCCCTGCTCCAGCTCCAAAGTTTTGAGTATCCATTTTCAGAAACCAAGCTTTCGTTGTCAAAATCGCATGTAAGGCAAAATGCGGCTTCGAGTTCGGTGTATGGTCTTTCTCCACTTTTTGGAAGACTAGATACCAATTTTTTGTTTACCGGAACCCAATTTCCCCGCTGCATCTTAAGGCTGCCTCTCTCTGGATTCCTCATCTCTCTTCCAGTCAACGATCAGAACCCGCAAGACTGCGGATTTGGTCTTCCCTGTGCGTTCGCAGTGGCCTTCCAGAAACCTGAATATTTCATTATTTAGTTCCACAGATACGCAAGTGCCCTTTCTTTTGCTCTTTGCCATTAGTGTATTTCCTTTGATTGTTATCTATGTTTATTGATTTTTATTGACTGTAATTAAACTACATGCTATAAAGCGGTATGTCAATTGGAAAATCAAAAGCCCAGTACCTACCAGGATTCGGGCCACGGGTTGAAAGCTCAGCGCTGAGTATCCTGGCATGTGCTGCGGGGAAAATTAACTGAGGGGAATAGATAGTGATCAGGCAACAGCGGATAGCGTATTACAGTTCCACCAATAGGTGGTATCTCGGCAAGGAAATCGGGGAATCTTTACAGCTCAAGAAGTACGGGCTCGTTTCTGTATCAGGAAACGGTAAAGAGCTTGTTTCACTGGAATTCCATAACGATTACGCTATGGGTAATCAGCACACGTCGGAGTTGATTGTCCATAGCCAGAAGCACGATAACGGGGCTAGGACTTTCGTAAGCGACATTCTTGCAGGATGGGTCATGGAGCATGTCCCACAAGATAAAGGGCCTGTAAACATCTGGTTTGTGGTTAAGATGCAGAAAAAAAGCGCAACGCTGACTTTCGACTTAGATCGACCAGTGATAGCGACCCCTAGGAGGAATAATAAAAATAAACGCTGCAAGCTGCTATCCAGCGCCAAGCATGGGGTACTTCCGCACTGCGAAGTTCCAACCAAGGAGCCGGCACCCGAATCAAGGGCAGAGCGAGTCATCAGGAAGCTCATAACCAAGCTTGGCAATAAGGATATATTAACCTACTCCGAGACAGTGGAGTTGCTGGATGGATTGGCGGATGATTGAACAGCCCTAGCCGGGGCTGTAAAGAGGTACGTCAATTAAATTTAACCGGGGAGGGTCATGAAGGTATCTGGAAGGATAGGCCGCAGGGATTGGAAGCTATTTTCCCGTGACCAGGAAACGGGCAAGGAAGTATTGATAGGCTGGGGTAATCCTGACGACATACACGTCGTTATGCACCAGCTGTCGAAAAGCGGTCACGATGTATGGACGATCGCTCCAGACGGTTTAAAGACGGTTCCAAACTGACATGCAGGGTTGATAGCTAGTATGTCAATTAAATTTAACTGAGGAAGCGGATGCCAAAAAGAATCAAGCACAGCAAGAAAGCAATAAAAGCCTACAGGGACAAGATGTTTTGGTGTGCAACCGATACCAAGCCCACCAACCGCCCAAAGGCGGAGAAATGGTCAAAGAAGCTTATTGGTGACAAGATAGGCGAGTATCAGTACCATTGGTGCCAATCGCCTGAGCAAGTGAGCGAAGTTGTTCGGGCGATTGGTAATCCGGCTTCCCTGGGGGCTTCCTTGCGAGATTCCTTGGTGGATTCCTTGCGGGATTCCTTGCGGGATTCCTTGCGGGATTCCTTGCGGGAACCCTTGGGGGACATGTCATGGATAGCTTTTTACAGCTACCCAGAAAAAGCAGGGCTGGTCGAATACAGCCCAAAGGGTTCCGCAACCCTTAAGGCGTGGCGAAAAGTTGTAAAACACTGTTTTGCAATTTACGTCTACGGGGGGCATGTTGTCCTGGTAGACCGGCCTGTAAAAGTCGTGATTGAGCGTGGCAAGTTGGTTGATATTGAGTTTGCCAAAGAGGATTAAACCGGCACGCCCCGGCCTTACGGACGGGGCTATAAAGCGGTATGTCAATTAAATTAACTGGAGCAAACAATGTCAGAAATTAAAGTTACCGTGAAAATGGTGGATAGGGCAAGATGTTGGAGAGTGGTCAATCACAAGATAGAGTCGTGCAAGCTTTTTAACCCAGAGGGTAGCGAGGACGGGGACGATTACTGTACTTGTTTTGGTGTAGAAATTATCAACGACCAGAGGTGTATAGAATGCCTGGAAAGTGAGGGTAAGAGCAAGCAAGCCGGAATGTATCGCCTTCATGACGATGACCCCACGTTTCACAAGGTCAATATCGGAAAGTTCGTTATATGTCGGCAAAGCGAAGGCTCTATCTGGATCGCTGATGGCAACGGGGACGGCGATGGGGGTGAGTTTTGCGAGAAGCAGGTAGAGGCGGCTATCAGTGATTTTTTTGATAAAATATTTTAGATAACCACTCTTCCGTTGCAACTCAGTGAGTTTTTTGCCACTGGGTTGCTGTTCCAATTCCCTCGAATTCGAGGGAATTAAAAAGCCCATCCATTTCTGGACGGGCTTTGAGGTGTCCGGGATTTTCGGACGGCTACTAAATAATATCAGAAGGGTACGTCACTCCCCCCGCCACCATACCCTGTTGTATTGGGGTTGTCATGTCCATCATCATTAGAGGTACCTGGGTCGGGATCATAACCGCCTTGTCTTCCACCTTGCCTTCCGCCCTGCCCGCCGCCATCGCCCTGCGGAGAAAGCATTTTCATATCACGGGCTACAATTTCAGTGGTATAGCGGTCATTGCCTTCCTGATCCTGCCACTTTCTGGTTTGGAGTTTCCCTTCAATGTAGACCTTGGAGCCTTTTTTCAGGTACTTGTTGCATATTTCGGCCAGTTGCTTCCAGGCAATGACCCGATGCCATTCGGTCTGCTCCTGTTGCTGGCCATCTTGCCCTTTCCAGCGTTCTGTTGTTGCCACATTGAAGGTGGACATTGCGACCCCTCCCTGAGTAGAGCGTTGCTCTGGGTCGTTACCTAGATTACCGAGTAAGATTACTTTATTTATCATGCTTCATCCTCTATACCCTTCACGGGTAGTTTGTTTTTATATCCAGCGGCAGGACGGAAATATTCCTCAAGCTTAGATAATAAGTCTCGCGCTTCTGCTTCCTCGAGCTTATGCGTGTTTGTTACGTCTTCAAAGGTATAACCTCCATCAGTCGACCAATCGCTTTCGCCTGTGATGGAAATGCAAAACTTATCATCATCTATACTTATTGCTAGCTTCAATCTATCACCTCTTTGTACCCTTCACGGGTAGTTTATTTACCAGTTCCCAGGCAGCCTCAGCCCAGCCCCATGCCCAGAGCTGAGCTGGAGGGATAGCTCGCCGTTTACAGTAAGCCATTTTCCAAAACCATTTGTTCATTTACTTCTCCTTTGGTTTAAGCGTTAAAATTTGCTTCATCAAGGCGATCACCGCATGTTGATGCGGATGATTTAGAAAATCTATCTCCTTTATATGGCTGAGGTGGTTTGTGATTTCGTAACGGTTTTCCACATCCTCCTTCCTCTTTTTGTACTTCTCGGACTCATCCTTGTGCTCCTCGTTTTCCAGGTAGCAACGGTCGTAAGGCTTGCCGCCAACCATGCTTCCGTTGCTCTTGCGGTGCCTGTCGTTACCGACCAGGAACTGCGTCTCTGTGGTTCTGGTTACGGTCGCTGGTAGCCAGAATGTTTCAACTTTAAACGTGGTTACCCACAGTGACGACTTGACAAGCACGGTATCCCCTGCCTTTATATCTCGGAACATGATCACCTCTTGATTCTGTTGTTTTTGATATCGCCCATTAGCGAACTAAGCGCAGACCATCTGCCGTAAGCCTCGTTTGTCGCCTTGCCTTGTTCCTTGACTTCTGCCGGGGTCATGCCTTCGAAATCCTCTAGCTCGTCAAGTAGGCCGTCTAGATGGGTCAGTATCGCCCGCCTGGAGAATCTCGGCTTTTTGCAGTTTTCCCTGATGGCGGCTAGTTTTTTAGGGGACCTTGATTTCCCTATTTTGCTTAAGAATTCTTTGTGATCCATGCTGCTCCCATTGTTTGATTAATAAACTGTTTGATTAAATATAAAATACATGATACATATAGGTATGTCAAGAATTTAACTAGGTGACCAGATGAAGATAATAGAGGCATACCTGTGTGAGTATGGGTGTAAGAAATATCTAAGAACCAAGTCGGGAATGAGACAGCATGAAAAGAACTGTCTCTGGAATCCTCAACAGAAGGCGTGCGCATCTTGCAAGAGCAATAAGGAGGTCGAGCTTGATGGTGAAGATTATGAGGATTACTGCCAATCAACAGGGGCTGCGGAAATTAAACACACTACTTATAAAACCAGGTGGTGCATAAAACTAGAGTTCGATATTTTCGGGGCAACATATGCCGGAAGGAAAGATTGCCCCGACTGGGCCGAGTTGGCGTAATGATGGAGCAAATCAAGCTATCCGGAAAGGTGAACACGCTACCGGCAACAGGAAACGTGGCCAAGAATACTTGCAAGACCTGCAAGCACCGCCAGAGATGGCGGAATGACTGGAGCGAGAAGGTTGGCCAGTATTGCGGAACCAGAAGGAGTGGCAGGACCAGGAATGGACTGCTGAAGATTAAATGCAAGAATCCTGCCTGTGGGTTTTATCAGGCTGAGGAGGAAGAATGCCGAAATTAAGAAAGCCCCAAGAGCTCCTGATGCAGATACTGTGCAATGGCGGGAGGGTGGCCTATGATGATCAAATTTTTGCCATGGGCGAAAAAGGAGAGCTGGGTGTGATTATGCATAATCAGGACGGCGGGGAGGTGCCTGTGAAGGTCGATGCGGATATGGAATTCTTTTGCTCTATGGCCGAGGATATTGGCTTTGATGCGCTTTGGTTGCAGATTTGCGCTGGAAAGATCAACAGGAGCGTGACGTGAAAACAGTAGCAGGAATAGTTACCTATGAAGTACGGGTACAGTGCCCAAATCCTGATTGCAAATGGGATCTGAACCTGACGCAGGCTCCGTATAATGCTGATGGTGACTATGCTCCTAGTTGTAGCATCGGGTCGCCGCTATTCGGTGGACCGAGTAAGCCGGCGAAGTGGAGTGGGCTGAAGTTGGAATACACCTGCTGTCGTTGCAAGCAGGAATTTGTTGTTGATCGGCTGGAGGTTTGAATGTGGAGACCGGAAGAACCAACGAAGAAGTAGTCCAGGATTGTAACGAGCTGGCCAGGAGGCTTTATTTGATATTTGGATATACCTCACCGGAGGGGTTTGTTTTTAGAGAGTCAAGTCATCCGCAAGAAATAATGATGTGGAACATGGCTGTTGCTGCCTTTGAGGATGTTAATGGCACTTGTGTTGAGTCGGCTCTTGCTGAGATTGAGGAGGAATAATGGCTAGAAAATTAGACGAGCTGAAGCGCAGGAAAAAGAGGTTTACGAGATTGATGATACTAATTTTGCCGCGTGGGGTGAGGTTGGGCACCCGCCAGGGGAGGAATAATCAAAACCCAATCAATTAAAAATCCCCAAAGATAACCGTTCATTGGTCGTCTTTGGGGATTATTTCTTGTTTCCTGTCAAACAAATTCAGAGACCGACAAGGCCCCTGGTCAGGTCGTCTCCGATGTCCTCCATGAGCACAATATCTCCGATTAGCTCCTCTCTGGTAACCTTTCCCTTTTCAAAGATCATCTGGACCAGGCAAAGAAGAGATTCTGATGTCCCGGATGGCTTCCGCTTGCCGAGTTCCCAGTTCTCCACTGACCTTTTACTTACCCTGCCGGTGCCGATCGATAGCACTTCTGCGAGCTCCTGGCGGGTCATGCTTCCCCTGATTTCTCTGGAGTTAACCACCCGCTGGGTGGCGGAGTGCTGTTTTTTAGCTTTTTTCATGCTCTAATCCTCTTATTTATCAATCCACAAAGACGATCAGCTTCAGCTCTAGAGGTCAAATCTTTTTCATCTGGGTCAAAAATATCCAAAGCCGAGTTGACCGATTCCAGTAGTTCATCAAGGATACCGATTTTCACCGGGCTCTTGATTTTATCCCGCAGGTTAATTAAGACCGCCTGGGCCAGCATAATCAAGAGGCACGGCCCGAGATCCGCAGCCCCTTCCAGCGTGGCCGTAAGATCCTTGCAGATTACCGCTGCCTTCCGGGTATTCTTTACCCAGTTTCCAGTTTCTGGCCAAGCCGCAACCGATCCTTTCCACGCTTCCGCAGCGTAGAGGATAACTGGACCTGCATCTCCTGCCATGTCGTTTTCGGCTATCGTGATTACTGATGCCGTGGCAATACTGAGGATAACTGTTGCTTGCACATCTGCTATGCTCATGGTAATATACTCTCTCAAAGGTTTCAAATTTACTTCATGCAACCGGCCCCGTCGTGGGGTCGGGTTTGCCAAAAATGCCCCGGCCAAATGACCGAGGCTTTACATATTACGACCTGACTCCCTTCAGCTCGCTCCCGTGGCCGGGCTCTTTGGAGTCCGGCTTTTTAGTTTCAAGGCGCAGCCCAGATCCATATCTGAGAAGATCATCCTTAACGGATGAATAAATATCCTTGTAGTGGCGACCAAGATCCATGTATAGCTTCAGTTTCGCTCTTGCTTCCCTCTCTATCAAGGTTAACTCTGCAAGCTGATATAGGTCGAGAGTATCCCTAAGCTTTGGCTTTTTAGCTGCCATTAGATCCAGCGCTTTGTATGCAGCGTTAGTGATATGTTTATAGTAAAATTTAGCCGATTTGCTCCCTTGCTCAGTTGCGTATTCAACGAATTCCTTAATCACGTCCGTTTCTTCTTTTCTGGCCAACTTACTTTGCTCACGCTGCCCAATCCACTGCTGGTCAGTCTTGTTGGTGGTACCAAGGAGTAGACGCTGTTCCATAGCGTTAAACGCTGCTATAAAAGTAAGCTGCCATTTCAGGGCACCCTTGCCTCTGAACCTCATTACCAACGCCGAAAAGAAATCCCTGTTCATCAGGTAGGCAGTGTAATCCTGCCCCTGATATTCACGTTTTTCAGGGAAAAAATCAGGGTGATAACCAATCACCCTGATGTCTGAAATATCATCCGCCACTTGAATAATGGTACGCACCACGTATGCATGTTTCATGTTGAATTTTTTCGCAACCATCTTGCTGTCGCAAAATACGCTGCCGCTTTTTGCTATTACCAATTCCATATTTTTCCTTCATTGAGGGTTAATGTTATACTGGTAGTATTGTAACCCTCTCTTAGGTAGGAGTCAATCAGTAAAGCGTGATTGGAAAACAATTCAGTGAAATTTGATAAAAAAAAGCCCCAACTCCAAAAGAAGGGGCTCAACTACGGTTAGCAGCGATGATTAAGAATTAAGATCCAGTTCGTTCCCGTGGCCGGTGGCTCTTTGGAGTCCGGCTTTTTAGTTCAAAAATGGCTGAGATTATCAGCCCGATCAATCCGGCCAGCTCTGGCCAATGTTCAGCTATTATCCTTTTTGATCCCCATTGCCTCCAGTACGATTCTGACCTTTCGCCTCAGTCCTATTTTGATTATTTCGGGCGTTGACTCGTAGTCTGTCTGGTGCCCTGTTCTTTCAAGGAGCCCGTGGGAATCTGATTCCCACAGAGCCTTTGCCGCTGCTTCTATTTTTTCCTTGTGCATCTCGTTTTCCTCTGGTAAACAGAGACTTCCGGCCCATCAGCCGGAAATCTTCCGCATTTTTGGCACATCGACCGGTGCATGTTTTGTTCGCACCATTCTGCGTTTCTTGGCTCTTTCATGTCTGCGCCGGTCGGAAATGCCTTGCATGGTCTCATCGCCACCGTACCTCCTCAACTTCATCATCAAGCAGCTCCTTAAATTTGCCTAACCTGATGTAAGCCTTGGATATGTCTTCCTCAATGTCGCAAAGGTTTATCCGCCACACCTTCAGCCGGTCGTCGCCTTCAAGCTCAGAGCAATAAGACATAAAATCCAGCCACTCAGTCCCCTCGCACTCGTTTGCGGCCATTAACTCAAGGCACCGTTGCCACTTGTACGATGGATCAGGCCCCGTCCGTTTAAGCCGCTTTTGGTGCATTGATAGTATGGCAGATTTTGCTTCGATTACTCCACCTGGAAGGGATCTCCCGTCCGGGCTGGCCCCATATATTCCGCAATCGTAGAACCCGCCAGGCTCTATAATATCCATGCGCTGCTGTTCATAAAGGGCAATTGCTAGTGGCTCCTCAATTACCCCCCTGGTCATGTGGGCGTTGGCGAACCCATCCTCAATTATCGGTACGCCGGTAACGATCTCCTTGGCCAATTTCCTCGCTAACTTTCTGGCAGGGTTCCCGAACGGTTTGCCGTAATTGGCCATGACGCAGGCAATGGTTGATCCGGTTACTTTCCCCAGTCTGGCTTGCCACCATTCTGGGGATTTTTGTTTAATACTGAGCCAGGGCATTAGTTATGCACCGGGCATCCGTTAAATTTGGATGTTGGGCAGGAGATGCCGCACTCCACTAGCCCAACTTCCTGCCCGTCGAGTTCTGGGCACTTGTATATATGCGGCTTTAGTGCGTCTTTTTCCAACAAAGCCTTTGTTTTAGCACTAACCGAAACGTGAGCAGTGACCTTTTCGAACTCATTTTCCTGGAACCGGTGCATGGCAACGAACCACCGTTGCTTGTTTTCTGGGGTCAGCTGTTCTTTCCCAGACTGTTCCTTTTTTTTCTTCTTTTCGCTGCTAGGCGCTGCTTGTCCCTCTGCTGTCTTGGGTTCTAGGTCAGTATCCGGTTGCTCCTCATGGTAAAGAGGCTCCTGCCCCTTGTGCCAGAGGTCAAGCGCAGCCCCAAATCGCATCCCGCCGTTTCGCAGAGCATCACCAATCACCTCTTTCACGGCATCCCCGCCTTTCTTCCCATCGGCAGACCCGTAGCCCATACGGGTGACACCAAGGATCGTAATCTTAATCCAGAGCCCACCAGCTGAGTCAAATAGCGGTAGACCTTCGGGGGTCTTTGCTAGTGGTTCCCAGTTCCAGTCGGGGTCAGCGTCTAGTAGTCTGCTTGTCAAGGCAGCGTGGCCTACATAGTCCAGATGGACAACGTCTTTATGGTGCCATCCGCCGCATTGCTTGCATTTGATGCCGAGTTTTTTATTGGCCTTCAGGGCATCAGTCTGCCACTTTGCTGGCTTCGGAAGGCGGTTGATGTGCTTCTGCTCAAAGGGTTTTCGCAGTAACGCAAGCCCCTTGACCTTTACTTCTGCAATGGTAGTATCAGTGCTGCCAGCCTCTTTCTTGCTCATATTCTCCTCGTTGGCCCGATGCGCGGGCAGGTTAATTTTTATAGGTTTTTGAGGTCAAACCTCTTCCCAGTCATCAAGGACATAGTGAGCCGGGACATCTACCGACTCGATGCAGGCACTCTTGCTGTCCGCTATAACCATAACTACTTTTCCATGGAAACCTTCTGTGTCCCTTACGGATACCTTTGCTCTCGGGTTGCACTTCTGTAACTTCTTGATCAATCCTGCCGCTGTCATATATTCCCCTTAATGGTACTGGTCATATTGTTCTGAAAAATCCTTATCCTCTCGCCGTTCTTAAATGGCTTCAAACTTCTGGTGTATTTGACACCAGAATACACGCATGACGGGTGCGGGTTAGCGACAGATGGCAGGTAGGTTTCTATGGTGTCCACTTTTACCCTGTCCAGGGTGTCGTCTACTATATCGCCAATCTTTACCGTGGAATTAGAGGTCGCATATTCGGTCATCAGTGCTCTTTCTGCTTCAGAGGCCTCTCGCTTTATTGCCTCTAATTTAACCTTGTATTCGTGTTTATTCATTTTTCCTCTCCACAGGTTGGGCATAATGACCACCGTCCCCGGTTCATCTCAATGATCCGGAGATGTCGTCTAGCCTGCCGTGGTGATGCCCCAAACGCCCAGAGGCCGCATCGACCAGCACGGTACAGCCTGACTCTGGCCCCGGTTATCTGCTCGGATAGCGGGGCTTGGGTTGTCTCAATCTTTTCCGGGACTGATCTGGCCCGGAAGAAACTGCATAAAACTCCTTGGATCTCTCTGGTGGTTGGCGTGGTGTTGGTTTGTGCCGGCATGTTATCCCCTTAATATATCGTTTCTACAAAATTAAGATCCTCACCATACTGCTCAAGGAAAAGCTTCCTCCTGAGTCGGTACGAGGTTTCACGGGCCGTGGGCTTTGATTTCACTTCTTCAACCACTAAACCCTCCTCCTTATCATAGTACCGAAAATCAGCGGTATATTTTGCCGCTGGCATCTTGCGCCCAGTGACCGGGTCGATTGCCCCGCCCTTGCTGATTTTGTATGATGGATGGAGTTCCAGTCCGGTTATTTCACCTGCTTTTTCCAGTAGCAGGAGTTCCCAATACCGCCTGACCTCCGCCTTGCTGGCAAAGGTGTGGTCGTTTATAACGATCTTTTTTGCACCGTACTTGTTTCGCCTCACCAAAACACCACCTCATCATGGCCGGGATCGTTGCGCAAATCATTCAGGACGCTGGCCGCCAGCATGCCGATGATACTGCTCCATGGATAATTTGCCATAGCCTTGACCTGGTCCGGGCTACGTCTCAATGGCCAACTCCTGGTGTTCGCATGGGCTTTTAGTGCGGATCTTTGCAGGGGGTTGCACTTGATGTGCAGTTCCCGCTTGTTCCATGGGTGTATCCAGGCCCTTTCATTACTAGGATTGCGGAATGCCTCCGCTGATCCGCTTGCGTACACCTCCACACCCGCAACCTCTGCCCCGTTTATCTCTATCGTCATATTGTCCTCAAATCTGGACAAGATGCGGACGGTTGCATGCATTTCGTGCTTGCTTTCCATCCAATAGGCCTCAAACTCCCGGCCTACCTCAAACTCCCCTGGGGCCAACTCCGGCCCCGTGCCGGTCTCGATAAACTCAGCCTGACAAAACACAGAATCGCACTTAAAATGGTCGTCAAGGTTAACCGCCTCCGACTTGCACTGTGGGCAGGTGTTTTGCTTTTCGTCTTCTGGTGGCTGGGCCGGGTGGTCAGGTAATGTCATGGGCTGCTCCTTTTGAGTGTCAATATCCCAGTCTGTAAGATTAGAGGAGCTAACCTTCATGGCTGATTTTCCACGCCTGGCGACCAGTCCGGTGTAGTTATTCCCGCTTCTCTTGATCCCGTATATTGTACGGGCAATGAAACAGAATCCTTGTTTCTTGGTCGGCAGTTTCCCGCCGAAAATCTCCACATTATCCTGATCGGTAACGTGGACTTCTGCTTTCTTTACGTTATCAATCTTTCCTTGTGCCATATCGTTCCCCTAGCTGAATTTTACCGCAAATCCAAGATTGCCATAATGGTAACCTTGGGTTTGTGGGCCGGGTTACCCCGGCTTTTGGTTACGGCTCACAAAGGTTAGTATTTTCTAACCTTTGTGACGGTGAATTGCTGTAGACCGTGTGTAAAGCATATCTGGATTTTATCTGGATATCTTATCGCTAACCCTCTTATTATTTTTTCGCTGCACCACGCCCAGGCGTAGACCCCGAACTTGTCTATAATGAAATGGTCAATAGTGTTTTCATAATCGCCCGTTACGTTGTAATGCCCGGGCTTAAGTGTCAGGATTATATCCTCAAGTATTTCATCACTCTCCAAAACTGACAGAGAGTTGAAGAATCTATCTTTCGAGCTGTTGTTCGCACGCCGCCTTAGCTTCTTTGTATTTTCCTTCATGTCTTTTTCGTCTCCTGGAATTTTAAGGCTTAAAACAACCTGCCAATAAATCCATCTTAACCGATTGGCCGGTGGTGTCAATTAAAAGTTTCATTTTGCAACTATTTATTAAAAAAGCACTCTATCTGTATATAACCAGATGGCTTTGCGTTTAAAATAAAAGTTGTATACTAAAACTTTTTGCTTGACTTTGATAAACAGGGGGGCTATTGTTCAGGCATACCGATCGAGATAAGAAATAATAAAACACGGGAAAAAATTATGGTAGAAGCTGAGATGGCACCGAGAATGAAAAAGGAAGATATTTGGGCTGCCGGCGAAATAATAGGTAGTGATATAATTAAAAACAAAATTGGGGGGTTAGTTAGAGAGATATCCTGCTGCTATAGTTATACAAGGTGCGTCGAGATACTTGCAAAGGCCTCCGTTTTACTGGAGGCCGGAAGCTACGAAGAAGAGTTTGCCGCTGTGGTTGCAGCGGGTAGAGACAAGGAAGAGGGGAGGATGAGCGAAATCCTGCACCGGGAAAGTCACGACAATCATATCCAATCTTAACCTCTTCGAGCGGATGGACTAGCCACACGCTGGGACAGATTAAGAAGAAAGGAGAGTGATGGAAAAAAAAACAATGAAGCAGGCCGCACTAGATAGCGGCATTAATTATGAGACGTTCAAGAAGTACAAGCGGCGAGGTTGCAGTGCTACAAAGTCTTACGAGGTTGCCCACATGCTTGCAATATGGGACATCCGTAAAAATAACGCAGAACCTCGGGGCGCATTGATAGACCCGGTAATTATACTTAGCTCAATAGGGTTCATGCGGGAGGTCGTAAGGATCTGCCCGGAAATAAACACCAAGGGGCGAGGGAGGCCCCGTAAAAATGATAAGAAAAATGATTGAGAAGTGGAAGCGAAGCATGAAGAAGAGAGCGGTTACTAAGGCACTGGCGATACTGGCAACGGCCCCTAGGGCGGCGGTGTCCATCCCTACTAATCAGGTGTTTTTTGACAATAACGACAGGGTGAAGGTCGTTATTCAGGATTCACTGAGCATCTTTGTGCAGCGGGGAGATATTGAGGTGGTCACCAATTCAGGCACAATGTCGTTTGGGGGGGATTCGCACCGTCCATGTTTGCAACCAGACGGCAAGCTCGCATCTGCGCCGCTTTTTACCGCAGACGAGATTGTGCATAACATCTGCGCAAAGATAGGTATCCAAGCCACTGACCCAGGCGGCGAGGTGTTTTGTATCACTATGTATAACCATGTTTTCCATGACAATTTGTCATGGGATGATGCGAAAAAAGCAGCCGAGAGCATGGAATCCGTGATCCGTGATGCTGCCAGCGTTTTATCGGCTCGGCCATTGACTGAGATGGACGAGCAGGCCGCAGGTTATTTTTATTCGTTTCTTTGTCTGATTGACAAGGAGGATGACAAGAACATGCGGAAAACGGCGCTTACCACGGCTATTTCTGAGGCTGCGGACGCTTTGCGCGTTGAGTCTGGAGCTCAACAAACCAGGGAATTTTTGATCATGCTGGCACGGGGGCAGTATCCTGACCTCCAGGGTGCTGCTAACCTGGACGAGGAGGGGTAGTGGCAAAAATACCACAGGAGCTAATTGACCAGGTCGCTGCCCTGGACATCAGGGTCAAGGGTAAAAAAAAGACCCTCCAAGGAGAGGAGCTCTCTTACCAGGAGATTGCGATAAGGGTATATGAGATACTTGGCGTTGCCATGCTGGGATCCCACCTATCTGGGCGGGTTTGGCAGATGAAAAAGCATGAATATCCTGCTAAATCGGCCATAGAGGACGTTATAACTGCTAGGTACATGTGTTCCCTGGGGCTGATAAGCATCCCCAAGGGTGGAACGTTTGGCATCCATGGGGGTTTTGTTATAACCAGCCCAGAAGTCAAAAAGACAGTTGGTCGTGACGTTGGCAGGACCAGGTTGCCACTGTTTACTTGCGGGGCGATAGGGGCAAAGGAGGTGCTGTCCCCAAATGTCAAAAGGGAGGCGCAGAGAGAAAATGGCGATGACTCTGGCTGGGGTGACTTGACCGGCGTAAGGACAAGGGGGCAGGCCGACAGATTTGCCGGGATGGCAAGCGGGGGCACATGGGAGCGGAAGTGCCTGGGTAATGGAATAGCGAGGCGGATTTAACCACCAAAAGGCCCACTTGGGCCACGGGAACGAGTGAAAATGATCAAGAAACTTATAACCACACTTATATTGATGGCCACTGGCTTTGCGCTGGGTATCATCTACGGAGAGGCCTTGGCTTCTTCTGATGTCAACGGCGGAGCTGGCCCTACTGACCAGATATACAGAGATGCTGCAAAGCGTATTGTAGCATCTGTTAACAGTCAGGAAGAGGAAGAGCCTAAACAGGAACCTAAAGACCAAGGACCCAAGGAGGACGGGAAATGAGCGACTTGACCAAGGACTTTTTGTTTGCCGTAGGGATTTTTACCGCATTTTCAATCATTGCGTGCTCCTGCGTGCCTGATGAATCTGCCGCAGCAGAAATACCAGTGATAAAGATTGAGGTATTAATAGTGGATGACGAGGCTGAACCGGCACCGGCACCAAGGGATATTAACGATGTCCCGGTGATAATCGTGGAGGAAGACTGATGGCCACATTAACAAAATCAAATCTAGATCAGGCTATCTACAAGAATCACCCCCACTTGACTAGATCCCAGTCTATGGCAGCCGTGGAAGTTTTCCTGACCACGGCAAAAGAGGCCCTGATCAGCGGGGACGATCTCCTCTTGAGTGGTTTTGGTAAATTTAGCGTGAAGGATAAGGCTCCCAGGAAGGGGCGAAATCCTCAAACCGGGGAAGATCTGATTCTAGACGCTCGGAGGGTGGTTACCTTTAAGCCTTCGGGGATTTTGCGGGGGCGGTTTAATGAGGTGAAAAAATGCCGGTAGACCATTATGATTGCGACAATTGTGACCGGTCAGGAGTATACGAAAAGTGCATAGCGTCATGTGAAAAATGTGGGAATATGCTGTGTTCTAACTGCATAACCGCAAAGCTGCCTGACCATCCTTATATTGATGAGGTCACAATAGAAGGGGAAGTAGAAAGCAAGCACTGCCCTTTTTGCAGTGGTGATTCAGTATCGGATTCCCAGCGGGTTGAGTTTCTGCTTGAAAAGTTTGAGGTTGATCCTGCCGATCTAGATCGTGAAATTATAGCCAAGAGGAAAAAATGAATAAATCAGAATTAACAGAAAAGATGGCCGAACAAACTAGCCGCCCGGAGAAGGAAACAGCCGCCGTGGTGCAAACGATCCTGGATATCATGGCTCAGACCCTGGAAGAAGGTAACGGTATTGAAATCCGTGGATTCGGCAGCTTCGCCGTTAAAAGTTATGATGCTTATATTGGTCGCAATCCTAAGACCGAGGAAAAGATTAAGGTTGGGGCTAAGAAGCTCCCGGTCTTTAAGGTGGGGAAGGGGTTGAGGGAAGCGGTTGATGCTGGGAGGAATAAAGATGCTTGAACTTATAACCAAGGTGCCTACTGTTTTTATAGAGTGGGCAAACAGTATATCAGGTTCGAACGAGTTTGTAGGTGGCGCAATTGTGGCCGGTGGCTTTGGTTTGATAGCCTACATAGGGAGGTCAGTACCAAATGGTATATATAACGCTATTAAAAGGCGCATCACCTTGACTTTAACGGTAGAAAACGCACATGAAGCGTATTGCCCACTACTTGTCGAATTACAAAAACACGCTGGAGATATTGGTTCAAGGGACTTTTCAGTAGGATACAACGATAAGCGCAGCCACAAATTTACTAACGCCTTTATTGCAATCAGCGGTATAGGCTCCCATTTCTTTCTATATGATAAAAATCTGATATGGTACACGATATCTGACTTGGATAGTGCAGGGGTTTCAAATCAAAAACAGCGCATTACTATAGGGTGTTTTGGTTTTACCAGGGAGGTGCTAGATAATTTCTTGAGAACATTAGAGAGGCCAAGACCTCCTTTCGGCATGTCCTTTTTTAGCTATGATGTTAGTAAGGTTTATATAGGGACAATGACCACTCAAACATTGGATCAAGTTTGCTTGGATAACGACACCAGAGCTTGTATTAAACGTATTCTTGATACGTTTAAGGACAATAAGAAAGCTAATAGATCTCTAGGCATTCCAGATAAACTTGTTATCATGCTGCATGGTGAGCCGGGGAACGGAAAGTCAAAATTAATACCGGCCATAGCTGCCTACCTTGAAAAAGATGTCAACAATATCAATGCTGCTGGTTTATCATCTGCCGGTGACTTTCAACAAGCGTTGGTTGATACTGACCAGGTACACATACTGGAGGATATACACTCAGTAAGTGCTTTCACGTCAACCAAACAACGTCAATTATTAAAGGATACCGAGGTGGGAGATAGCAACAAAAGCGATAACGACACAGCATTCACGCTGTCTATTCAGTTGTCTGAATTCCTGAATGTACTAAACGGTTCAGTTCCGCTTAACGGTCATGTAATAATCTTGACAACAAACTACCTAGATGACTTAGATCCGGCTATAATGAGACCAGGACGGACTGACTATGTGATTAAGTTACCAAGGATTAAACCCGAAACGGTCAATCCTTGGTTAGAGGACAGGATAAAAGATTTTTGCCATACAGATGGGTTTACAAAACCTATCCGTGGGTGTGATATTGGCGGACTACTTCAGCGCTCTAAAGGGGATTTGAATGAGACAAAACGGCTTATTCCTATTATCGAGAGTAAAATGCCTAAAGAACAAACTTTTATTTATAACGATGCAAATAATATTGACTTTTAGGGAGCCTGTGAGGTTTTTTATTGCCAAGCCAGCAAAAAGAGGCTAAGGTCTAGCCATACCCATTGACGTGGGGAGCGGTTTGAAAGGCCGGGAAAACGTAACAAATAGTTTTGATTAAAGGGTTTTATCGTTCATCTGTTCGGGGTTCTTACGTACCTCACTTTCAGGACAGATGTCGGTAAAACCCTTTTTTTATTTGGAGTTCCACGATGCAAGAATTAATTCCCGTCAAGCAGAGAACCTTTCAAGGTGAACAAATTCCCGCTACTGATGCCCGACAGCTCCACGCTTATCTTGAGAGCAAGCGGGATTTCTCCAACTGGATGAAGCATAAGGTTATCGACAGTCCTTTTTTCACGGAAGGACAGGACTATATTTTGCTCAACATAGATGTTGAGCAAACCGGCAGCGGCGGTCACAATCGCATCGACTACGCCATAACCTTAGACACCGCAAAAGAACTTTCAATGATGGAACATACCGTCAGAGGCAAAGAAGCCCGGCTCTACTTCATCAAGTGGGAGAAGATCGGAAAGGGCGGGCTGGTTCCAGTTGTTGAGGACGTAGAGATAAGGGCATTCAAGATGGAACTTGTCGGGCTGGATCACGTTTCAAAGATGATGAAGTTTTCCGAAAATAGTTTATTGGTGGGTATTCACGAAGTGTACAGTGGTAATGGAGTTCCAACCAGGGCGCTGCCGCAGTTTACTGAAAAAGTCAGGGTTCCTTGTCCAGCGAAAGACCTGCTCGAAAAGAACAATTGCGGTATGTCATCAATAGCGTTCAACAAGCTCTTGGTCAATATAGGATACCTTGAGCCAAAGACCCGATTAGGATCAAAGGGCGAGACGAGGCCTTACAAATCTATTACAGAAAAAGGCCTAAAATACGGACAGAACGATGCTTACCGAGGTCATCCTACCCATACCCAACCGCACTGGTTTGAAGATACCTTCATGGAGCTCTTCGCTCTTGCAACAGCGCAATAATAAATAAACAAAAACCACCTAGGTATCACACAATACCCAGGTGGTTCAAAGCGATAACCGGAGGATTGAGAAATGAAAGCCCTAGTAACCTGCCCCTACGGTTTCAAGGCACTAAAGGGGGATTGGGTGCTAAAGGAATGGGTATATGAAGGTTTCCCAGAGTGCGATTGCTACGACGCTATTAAAGACCTCAGAGATGAGGTGGATATTTTTCAAAAGGTGTTTATTGCCCACTTTTATGGACAAGGTTTGGATGATAAGCTGTATTGTGTCATCCGGGCCGCAATGTGGCGGAGCTGGGTAGCCGCTCCGTTAAAGAGAAAGATTAAACAGGAGAAGATCGCATGAGTAACAACAATGTACCAGACATGGTATCAAGAATTCTGGACAGAATGAACGACAGTGATCCGCTCACCCCTGCGAAAGCAGCTGACATCCATGCCCAAGGGTTAGCTATAGAGCAGGCTATCCAGGCAAAAGCCACAGCAGGTAACCCTGAAGTACCTGCTGTGATTTTTCGGCAGATGACGGACACAGAGCGAGGCTTTGCTATTATGGGTTTCATCAAGCTGGTGGGGCAGATGTACCAACAATACTTCCGAAAAACGGAAGACCAACAAGCCCCGCAGCAGCATCATCCTGCGGCTCAACAACAGTCACAGGGCAAGAGACCCTAGCCCTCCTCATCTTGATCGTCTCGGCATATTTCAATTATCTTGTCAAGACGATCAAGTATTCTTTCCGGGCCGATACCTGCCTCGCATATCCTAGATATAATGCACCCATAAATCTTCAAACAACCTGATACTGTTCCGCTCCAATGCTTCTTAGTGGCGTATTCAACAATTACCTTTTTATGCTTAGGTAGTGCTGACCAGTATAGCTGGTTATCGCTCATTTATTCCTCATACATTTTGAGGTATTTGTTATCCAAAATAAGCAATCCAGACGGGACTGCTTGTCCTGTCTGGTCAACTATCTCTTTAATTTCGTTAACGTCTTTCCAGAATTTTTCCTGAACGCCTACAACAAAAGCCATAGTCACATAGTCCGGTGTTTTGGCTAGTCGAGTTATACAATTTTCGATTAAAACTAAAACTGCTTGGTCAGCCCGTGCCAGTAGGCCGAAAACAGATTCAGTTGTCCATCCCGTTCCAGCCGCAGGCATGGCTGGAACAGCAGGAATCGCAGTTACTACACCACCTCTGTCGATAATGCGATCATGGATCATGTTTGAATAGCGCCACCGTTCTTTTGCTTCAACCCTCGCTTTAATAGCTAGTCCAGGGCAATAATTTGACCTTAACCATATCTTGGCAATGTTGCACTGCCTTGCGGCCTTGTCTAACTCATTTGCTATTGACAATAACAAAGTTACGGTCTGTTGATTCATGTCGATATTTTCCCTTAATGCAAAGCCGGAAAAGCAGACCCGGCTTTGCATGTAAAAAGCTATTATGCCTCAGCAGCAGGTTCCTCAGCAGCAGGTTCCTCAGCAGCAGGCTCCTCAGCAGCAGGTTCAGGACATGGGCCTAACGTGTCACCATGCCCATAATGAGCAAAGAGAGCAGAGGTATCAACTTCTAAGGGCTGTCCGTTGTGACAGATTACAACTTTTTCGTTACCTCCGCCGCCGTTACCATCGTCACTATCATCACTGTTGACGTTGACGTTAACGTTTACTTCTGTGTCATTGTCATTGTCATTGTCATTGTCATTGTCATTTACTATCTCAGCAGCGGTGTCATCATAACAGCTACCAAAACCTCTTCCACCTTCCGGTGCGGCTTCCACGCTCCCGGCGTTTCCGCCTTGGCTCCCGCTATCTTCACGGGAGCCTCCGCCAGGAAGTCAACCGTGGTGTTTGCCATTGCCACAACAACCGCAGTTTTTGAAAGTAGCCAAAGTCCGCTCTACAGTCTCGCTGATGTTATTTCTGTCACGGGATACGGCGAGATCATCTTTCAAGCGAGAGATTTCGGTATCTTTCATGGTCATTTCAAGGCCATGGTTCTGAGCCGTTACCAGGGCGAACTTGTTGTCAATGTCACGGGACAAAGCGAAAAGCTGCTCAGAGTTGCGAACTGCTACTGCTTCAGCTTTATCGCAAGCATGGCTAAAGCCAGCGGTAATCCGATCATTGGTTGCGTCGTTGGACAGAGTCCTGGTAAGGCTTTCAAGTGTACCGTTGATGCAGCCAGCCTGCTGGTTAACGGTATCTTTAACATCTTCCACGGCCCACGGGGTAGCAATAGAACCTCCGCCCTGATTCCAAAGGGCATTACGCCCACCTGCAAGATTACCACTTGACATCGCCTGAGTCAAAATTGCATCAGATGTAGTAAAACCAGTACCCATATCCTTCTCCTTGTATTCTTCGTTCATAAAAATCCCCATAATTTATTCTTAATGTTTCTGGATGAACTATAGGGCTAGAAAACGATATCAACAAGGCAAAGACGTGTGGTAACAAGGGTTTGTTACGTCTATTGTTTGTACTAGCTGTGCTGGAGATGTAACTATTTCTTTATAGTTGCTAACCTGGCATGTGTTGTGCATAAAAAAAGCCAGCCCAACAAAGGACTGGCTTGATACTTGGCAACGGTACTAGTCATTTCTCTTTCCGCTCAGCAGCCTGGAGATTCTTCAGCACGCTCTCGGTCAACAACCCAATCTGGAGATCAGAGCCACCATTCTCCAGCGTCTTGCGCAATTTGGTTACGCAGGTTGCCATTGAATTATAAGAAGTTGCTGCATTCTTAAGCTGAGTGGTTAAACCCTCCTCACCGAGAAGAACCAGCTCTAACAGATCTTCCAAAGGTGCGGGTTTGTCTTGTTCTTCAGGGGAAGCCGTGAACCCATGGTTCGCTAACATTGTCCAGTCAAAACCAGATAGGGGTTTTTCTGGCTTGGCCCGTGCTGCCGCTTCGAATTTTGCCAGGGATAATTGCCGCTGCTTCCCGGTGCCCTTCGCAAGGTCAATATGGCGGAACCTCACGAACCTCTCGGATCCATGAAACAGACTGTAAGAATACTCGTCTACGATAATCGGCCCCCACACTCCGGTCGAGGGATTGCACATCAAACCAACATCTGGGTCTTTTGGGTCGCCATTGGTATCAAGAAAGCGATTCTTGTAAATTTTATAATCACTCCTTGCGGCTTTTATCTCGTCCTTCAGGAGTCCGGTTATGAATGCAAGTGATCCGGCTGCGGTTAGCGTGATTAAACTAGCGGTATCCATATTAATTATCTTCCTTGGGAAAGTTTTTAATTCTTCGACTGAGAATTTCTACGTATTTAACCATACAGGATAGCTGTTCTTTCAGGTCAGCCTGATCCTCAGGGGGCAATTCCCTGAACTTGGCGGACTCGTTGAACGGTATCAGTTTTGCTATTTTGACTTGCAACTCGTTCTTTTCGTAGACGACTCGGCTTTGATAGTCGTCTACCTTGTCCTTGCCCTCATCAGGCTCAGCGACAATATAATAATCCTCTCGTTCCATATCGGCTTGATTAGGAGTCCACCCGATCATGATTGACCCACCTGCCATCTTCATATCGAAGTGGCCAGTAACGTGGTATACAAACATCCCTTTACCATTCCACCCGGCAGCGGAGAATTTCTTCCCCGCCTTAGCGGACTGTAAAGCTTGGCCGATGTTTAATCCGAGTGTCTGTGTAGCGCCAATAGATACATAGTTTTCACGATAGTATTCAGGAGAAATATACCACTGGTCTTGCACGTTATCTTCGGCATGACAAATCATGCCTCCTTTAACCGGCGAACCATGCTCGCTTACCGTAATTCCGTCCAGATCCTCCCCTTCGGCATAAGGTCGCATCATAGTTACGCCCGTCTTGGAGTGGGGGATACTTGATCTTGTTTTGGGTGCTTTTGTTTCGCATCTGGTGCTAATAGGCCGATAAGCCTCATCAGCCGGAGTCTTTGGACTCCAGGAAACATAACCATCTTTATATCTCACCAGATAACCTTCTCCGTTATCTTTAATAGCATCATCCATACAGATCTTGTGGGACATGTACCGCTCTGCTTCTGTGGCGCTCATTGGCACTAAGTCCACAATTTTAGTACCGATGTTTTTTACCCATGGGAGACTGTTAATGTCCAATACTGCTTCTGTTTCGTATTGGGGTTTTGCTTCACTCATTGGAACTACTCCTTTTTAAAGTTATTTTAATTCTTTTTAAACCATGCAACACAAAGGGACATCATAGCAAGTATCACTGACAGTGCAGAGCCAACTAATGCTTTTCTATCGGCAACACGTTGTTTGTCATTGGTGATATGGTTCCAGAGATCCCCTGCCATTTTTTTTTTTTCGTGCTCGATAATTGCAACTTCTTCTTCAACACGAATAACCTCTTCACGGAGAGCATCCCCGACTTCCCAAAGATCCTGAATGTCTTTTTCGGCCCTCTCCATTCGTGGGGTCAAGGCAAGAAGCTCCTTTACATCTGCTCTGATCTCTGTGACCATTTCATACATTATGGTCTTCCAGTCCTGATTAGCAGCGCCAACGGCGGGAGGTTCATGCAGTAAAAAAATACCAAACACTATACTGAATATGATTTTTTTCATCGGACTCCTTCGGCGATATATGGGATATCTTCCCGTTCAATTGGGTCACCACTTGGGGTGAGAGGTGGTGAAGCGCAGCCACCAAGACAACAAACGACTATTATATAAAGTATGATTCTCATTGTTCTTCTCCTTTTATCATGATCGGATTGGCTGAATCTTGGAGGTGCCCGGTAGTCCCCATGTCAGAATCAGATAAGTTATACTGGTCAGTGTGTGGCCTCCGAATGAATTCCTTAACTACGTCGCCACCTATGAACCATTTCCCCAGTGACACCAAGGGCTCCACCCAGGGGGATATAACGGTATTCCACTTGTCATCCCACGTTCTTAACCCTGGGTAATGGTACCTCAATAGATCGGCCTTGGCCTGCTGCATAGGGTCGATTACTTTCGGGCCGACTTGTATATTCACGTTTGATGACCCCTGAACAACATAAACGTCACCTTTTGCTGTTATTTTTGAGGACATGCTTTCAGGGGTCTTGATAGCTATGTCAAAATTCTGATCCGACTCGCCTGTGCAAACAAGGTTATCGGGGCATTGATCAAGGCAGTCTTGAGTGCATTCATTCTCACATATTAGGCCGCAGGGGGTTTCACCACTGCCTTGTGGGAGCGGATCTGCGCTTTGACCTTGCTGAATTATAAGGCGGTCTGTTCTTCCTTTCTGGTACTCTCTATACATGGCTAGATTTATTTCACCAGGACTAGGAGCGCAGCCAGTCAGTAAAACTAAAGGAATTGCAATGAATATTCTCTTCATCATATCGCTGCCTTGAAGGTTATCTCGTTAATTCTTACCATTAATTTACGGGCCGAGGTAATCACATCTGGCTCAGCGTATAATTTAAATATCAGATCTACGCTGGTAGGCCCATCTGCCCACCTGTAGCTACTATCCTTATTCACCTCTCCATTCTGCCCCTCTCCCTCTTCCCCGAAGGTCAGCAGGATACCATCCCCACTATCACAAGTCAGCGTTGAGTATGTTGTAATCATTCCAGATCCAGATATCCAGTTTTCGGGAACCATGGTGCGAACCTCTCCCTCGTTACCTATATGCTTTTGTATGCCTACGTACTCAAAGTCTCCGGTCTCGTACACGGCCCTTGCATAGTCCGTTCCACTTACCATCTCGACACCAACAGATATGCCCCCATCGACAACCCCGGAATCATGGGCTGCGTCCATTCGGTAAGACACACGCATTTCTGCTATTTGGGTAATTAACAGCGGAGACAAGTCAAAAGTTTTCTTGACTATCACAGCCGATCCGGGCGTAATAACCGCTTCTAAGTATATATCGGTTGCAGTGAGTACAGCGGTAATCCCGGCAGGAGATCCGGCAACTTCATAAGTCCAGCCATCCGGCCCGGTGGGGTCTATTGTAAAAACATGAGGCTCCCAGTAATCCTCCAGTCGTTCGGCCCAGCCGTATTTGTCCGGAACCCATGCTAACCCCTGGTAGGTCTCTCTACGTAGGCGGAACTCGGTGTTTAGTATCCAGTCGCCAAGAGCCGGATCGGATAGAGCGTCCCGCTGGGCGGTGGTCATGTTGCCACGGTACCCAGTCGGGTAGGCGAATTCCAACCCTGTTTCTCCAGCGTTCACGATGTGAGTCCTAGCTGCTTGCCCGGTAAAGCTATTAGGGGTATCTGTCAACTCCAAATAACTATCCACCCCACCACCGCCCGTACCGCCCGTGCCACCACCTGCCCCTTCCCTCAAGTCTTCCAGATCAAGGAGAGTCCAGGTGCCCCCGCCAGTAGTCTGGTGCCGAACGGTGACACGGGATATTAAGACGCCAACACCTTTAAACTCTTTGGGGATAGACCTGTCGGTATACCCGTCTGTGTCCCGGATCGCACTGGCGGCCACGGAATAACTATCGGACGGGAGATTGCAAAATAGCTTATCGTTGCCTGACCCCTCGTTACCAGCAATCCAGAAAACGAAGGAATACATCCTGCCAGACAGGCTGCCGCCCGAGCTGTCTGTCAGTTCGGCGGTGAGGTCGCCGACTTTTTTATAACTCGTGACCGGGTCGTTGAACACGTAAACAACACTAAGGCCAGTCGTGTCAAACGGATCGGTGGGATGCTCGTGCAGCTGCAGCATGGAGCCGACCGTGGCCGTGACATCAAACTGCCCAACGCCGACAATCGCATTAAAAGTAATACCTTTGAGGTAGGTTGCCGGTTGCTCTCTTATCCACCTGTTCCAATGTTGAAAATGACCTTCCCCATTAGTGTGTGCCAGATGGTCACTCCAGGCGTGGAATTTAAGTAACCCGTCTGTTTCCACCGTTTCCGGGCTTTGGCAGAGAAATGTACCGATCGGAACGTATTGTCCGGTGTCTTTGGCTGGGAAACCCGTTGTCGTGACGGTTAAATCTCTAGTTGATTTAGGGATAAAGACATAGTTAAGCACGGGTACTGTGTCTGTTCCGTGGTTAATGGCGATAGATGCTGCTGGCGTACTGTCGAAATGCGTAAAATCTCCGTCAAAAATCAAGTTTAGATCCCCGCCGCCAGTGCGCTCGGTCAATACTGTCACAACCCCTTCGTCACTGAGCACGGTGACCGTGTAACTCTCTAAAATCAGCCCGTTGTATATCTTGATTAACCCATCGGTATTTCCTTCATCATCAACTTTAACATCAATAGACCCATCCGAGTCCCCTACTTTTCCGCAAGTACCCAGTAATATGCAGTAAGACGGGCTATCAGGTTTTGTTTCCGTGTATCCGCCTGCTGTGGTGTCAGACAACCAAAGCGCTGCCGCTGTTGTATGTCCGGTATTGCTCAGACCCTCGACAACCCCCAAGGTTTTGATATACCCGTGCTCCCCGATACCTATTTCGTGATCGGTAAAACCTATCGTGGCCAAGCACGTTGTTGCTAGATCTGATTTAGCAAGTGACACGGTGAAGACCCCGTCAGTATGTACGCCTGATAAGTAACAAACCTTGCCTTTGAGCAAGGCGGAGCCGGTATCATTATACACACGGATGTGGAAATCACGGCCTATCTTTGGAGCCAACGCGGACTCGTCGTTATAAGCTATAAAAGCCCTAGCATCTTGGTCGTAATAGATTAATCCCTCAGCGTGAGGGAACTCAGTTACTGTCCCGGAAGGGAGGATGGTACTTTGCCGGATAAAATGCGCTTGCCAATGCGTATCGTGAGATACAATAATAACAAGATCCCCAGGTTCAAGGTAAAATGGAAGCCCTGAGCCAGTCCCAGTAACCTCAAATTGGTATCCACTTTCATCGTCCACGCTTCGGGACAACTGGATTATTTGACCAAACTTGCCAGTCGGATCATAGGCCGTTGCAGGGCCGTGCAGGCTAAGGCCCCCGTTATTTGCCCCGGTAAGGTCAACGGTAATAACGTCCTTGGACTTTGAGCCACCATGTATCCCCCCGGAAGTTATCACTTGTTGCCTGGGCCATACCCCGGAACGCCGGTGATAACCCTCGTTTTCCATGAAATCTTCAGTGACCTTCCATACCGGATCGGTATCAAAGGTCATTACCCGCAATTCACCGGCCTGGATAGCCATATCGCCAGTGACAACTTGTTCAGCGGCCCGTCCAGAAAGCTTCAGGTAATCGTCAAGCACGCCCGGTGCAACAGCGTTGTCCTCGACAAACTTCTTATTGGCCGGGTCATTATCCAGAGCAGGCATAAAAACAGGATCGTCGGTGTTGCCTTTTAGGAGGACAGTTTCTATCAAGGCATAGGGGCCGAGGTCTTGGTCACCGGTGTTTTCGCCAGTCGTTCGATCAAGCAAGTTAGCCAAAACAGTTAATGCGGTGTCAATTACAGCATGGTCATTAGTTCCTTTGTCTGACAGGTCGGAATGGACAGTGCCGTGAGGGTTTCCGCTGGTTATCTCCCTGTGTGTTTTGTTGGCGGCAACATCGGTATTTTCTGAAATTACAGTATTTGCTTCAGAATCTAAGAGGTACTGAGTAAAAGGGTCGGAGGCGTTGATGAGGTCGGTAATAAGTCCAGCGGCAACACCTTCATCCTCCTTGCTATCTGTGAGGCCCTGAATAGCCGCTACAATAGCGAGGAGGTCTGTAACCAGGGCTGTGATAGCTGATTGAGGGTGTTGGTCGGGTAAATCACGGTTTAAGGCAGTATTGTGATCGTTGGTTCCTGTACCACCTCCTGAACCAGGAGGGCCAGTGGCAACAACTTCAGGGCTGAATTCATTAATGACAACTTCAGGTTCAAAGCTCATATGCCCCCCTGGTTATAAAATCCAGCAGCATCTTGCAAGTATTCATTTTCGCCGGAAACTGTATATAAGCCTACATAAATAACAGACGAAGCTTTAAGCAAGGCCATGTTCTCCAAGGTGATTATACCTTCCCATCGTTCAGTTTCTAATCCTGGATCAAATTGGGGGATCTCGACATTGAATAATGGGTTGGTATCAATATCCAGATCTTCCGCAGCTCTTACAAAGATCTGGACTCCGGGCTGATTCAAGTACTCAACAGGGTCAACCTTTGTGTTCCGAAACCTGTTTATTTTCACAGGCACGGTACTGCTTAGCAGGAAACCAACGGTATTTAAACCTTTAGTCATCATGGGGCGAACGAACTCACCAGAATAGTTCGACACCTTTAAATCTTCTATTTTAATGCCCGCAGGCAAACCGCAAGGATTACAGTAATTCATAGTTTATTAATAGCAAAGATTCCATTATTCAGCAAGTTACTTTTCACCCCTTGCATAGCGACTCATGCCCCAGGCGGCAAGCACCGGGTGCTTTGTTTGACCTGTGGATGCGTCATACCATCCTTCGAGTGTTCTTTTTACTGGTTTGTAACCTACCCCTGTCCCGTAAGAAAGTAAGGTAGCCGCAGAATCAGCCAAGGCCAACAATGCTTCGCCGTCTTGGTCCTCTACGATAAATCGTTTACCATCTTCGACTACCTCTGATAGGCTTTTTCCTATCTCCGTAACAGGGGAGTAGGCGATACTCCTACCATAATAATACCCCATCATCCTGTTCCAGAGACCTTCTGCTGTCTGTCCGACAATAGGCACCCCTTTCGGCCCCGCCAGAACAATGTCTCTCAGTAAGGTTTCTTTTAACCTTTCATCATCTTCATCATCTCCATGCCAAGCGCCTAGGCCGCCTGCACCGATGACAGTAAAAATACCCGGCAAGATAACTCCAAACAGAGCAATCCTTTTGCTGGCTGTCCTGTAGTTCTTTTTTGGATCGGTTAGCAATGCCCGAAAACTTGCCTGAAGCTGGTTTGTGTATAAAATATTACTGCTCAAAAACATCGTAAACAGCTTCGGCCAACTCCCCCCGCGCTGAAAATTTGTTTGGTTGTAAATGGCCGAATCTTGCTGAGTTCTCCTGGCTGCTTTTTCAGTTAGGAAATAGGCTTCTTCCGGGGTTTTCCCTTGGTCTTTGTGGTACTTAAAGACCGGGAAACTACCACCAATCACGCCAGCAGCATCACCAATACCGATAGGGGTCATCATCCAGTCTGCAATATTCTTACTACCAGCAATAACAGCTTTGGTCTGCTTGGTTTTGGCAATTTTCATGTCTCGCTCAAAGCCCAGTTTCATGCGCCGGTCTATGAAATCCCAGTTTTTTACAAATTCCCGCACTTCTCTAGGGTGAGCCACGCCGTATGTAAAATTTTTAGCAAAAGCAGCAGAAGGAATATCTGCGGACATTGCTGGAATACTGGCCAGCTGCTTGACAGGGGTGATCAAGGAGCCACCAAGCAAGGCGGTAGTCACGTTGGCACGGGCTTTGTCGGCCCAAGCGAAGGTGGTGCCGCCTGGAACTTCAGCCATGTCTCTAAAGAAGAGCTTTAGCCCGTCCATGGTGTTTTTACCGTATTCGGCAATGATGCTAGACTGAACTTGGGGATCATTGAACGTGCCTGTGATAATCCCCATCGGCCCAGCCCACGCCTGGTAATGGGTCATACCCTTCATATGATCCATCATAACTTGGTCGGCATCCATAAGGCGGAAAGGCTGGTCCTCTTTTTCTATTTCCGAACTAGTTCCGTGCTTCAATCCTGCCTGCCTGGTGCGCTGAACACCAATATCAAGACCGCCTGTTTCCCTGTGTAAGGGTACTTCGTTCGGGTTGTTCAGGATGCTGATTCCTTCGACATTCTGAATGACTTTCCCGGTATCTGCTTGAAGCTTGGGGTAAAATTCCTGCTGCTGCCAGTCTCCCCACTGTTTTTCTTCAGGGCTGAGGTAATTTTCTATATCTTTGAGGGTTTCCTCAGTCACGCCCATGGCATCCAGTCCAGATTGAGCCTCGTCAAAATTACTTAGCTGCCTGAGATATATCGCTTGACCAGGACCAATGTGGAAAGGTTCTTTCTTTTGCCCGGTCTGGGAATAACTGTAGACCTTATCTGTCGAGACTTCAGCCATTCGAGCCATGGCGGCCATCAGTTTCTTGCCAGAGCCAAACACCTCGGCTGCTTTGGTCTTAATAGTGTTCTCGACGATGGACAATTTTAACTGTTCTTCGCGTCTTGTTCCCCAAGCAGCAATGCCCTCAAACAGCTTCACGGTATCACTCTGAAGCATTCCTTTGCCTGATTTCCCCGCAATTTTGTTCAGGTAGAACCCAAGGATCATGTTGGAATTTTCTACATCAGTAACGAGCTTCTTGGCCCTGCCTGTCACCGTTTTTTCTTTCTCGGCAACCTGACTCATTTCGGCCCGAGAGTAATCTTTTGGATCCTGTTTACCTTGGACTTCCTGTCGAACCATCAAGGCGTTCTTATTGTTGAGTGCATTGCGCTGGTCTTGAATAACTCGCCAGGCGCCGGTACCGCTTGTTACCAGGTCGTTAACAGCTTCTTTAGCACGGAGGATTTCAGCGTATGACAACTTGCCAAAATCTCCAAAAACCGTGAGTAATTGCTTTTCAGAGTAATAATCCGCAAGATTTTCTTCGGCTTGAGCAATGCCCTCTTTGCTTGACTGAGGACTGCCGATTATTTCCTTTGATCGGTCAATTTTCTTATCAAGGGCTTCTTGTCGGTCAAGGACTGCCCCTCGATCCATTTGTTTAGCTTTGCGGATCAGCTCCATGTCAGCTTTGAGGTTTTTACCCCTTTTACCCTGTCTCAGTTCAGGTTTGACTCTCGGTAGTTGGTTGCTGCGGATTGTTTTGTCAAGATCCGCTTTTGTGGCTTCAAGCAAGGTGCCTTTTACCTTTTCAAACGCTCGTTTTTGCCGCTCAAGTCCTGCTTTCGGATTGGAAATAATACTCAGTGCTTGTGCTAAAACGTCCTGAACTCCTTCTGGCACTAGTCCTTGAAATGCCTCAAGAGTTTCTTGCTTCTTTTTTATGGATGCTACTGGGCTTCTAGATACAGCCTTCAGCTTATAATAAGCCCCGATAAGTTCCCGTTCTTTTTTGATTTCGGCTTGCTTCTCTGCTGTAACTTTACTGACCGCTTCACCGACAGCTTTGCTCACCCTAGCCATGTAGGACTTGCCCTGCTCCGGCGTTGCCCCCGAAGTGGTTCCGCCTGGAGCGGTGGCGTTCAGGTTCTCGGTATTATTCAACCGCTGCTGAATGGCTTCGGGGGTCTTTGGTAGGTCGGCAAGAGAAAACTTAACCTTGGTATCCGTTTTCTGTTTCCTGGGCTTAGTATCAGCCTTGATAGCACTCTGAGCCAGCACCTGAAGATCAGCAGTTGTCAGTCTGCTGGTAAAGTATTTCGGAAAGAATCCCTTATTGATCAAGAATTGCTTTATGGCAGCAAAAAGCTTTCGAATTAAGCCATGCTCAGGAGACATCGATGCAAGCCGGGCCAACCCCTCTTCTGTGACCTGTTCAGCGGGGGTGCTGTCGGGCACTTTGGCAAAAGCCGCATTGATGTCGCTGTCTGTTCCTGCTCCAAGGCGACTCTCGAGCTGTTTAAGTATTCGCTTAAATACTTTGCCATCATTAAAACCAAGCTTGCGAGCATGGACACCGAGTTCATGGGTAAGCACAGTAAGTGCTTGACCTTTAGCTATATTCTCCTTGACCAGCCAAACCTTACCATCTGGAAAAGTAAGCCCTTCGATTCGTTGGCCATCTTTGGAATACTTTGCCTCTGCTTCAGCATCTTTTTTGACTGCGGACAAGGCTTGTTCATTACTAACCAGTTCAAAAGCCTTGCCCTGCTGAAGCTTTTGGACAACCAGTTGCCCAAGGCTCTCGTTAAGCTCGTCAAGGATGTTGGCCTGCCCAGCCTTGGGCAATACGCCAGCTGCTTTTGACAGCTTAACTCGTTCGGCAATCTCTGCTTGGACACGGGCTTTCAGCTCTGCCGCCTTAGCTCTGGAGCCTTTGCCCTTGATTCCTCCAGCTTGTGCAGGAGTAACCCCAGCCGTTTTCAGCTCCCCAGGTTTAACTTTTTTCACAAACTCGGGTTTTTCCTTCAGCTCTTTGTATTTTTTTCCATACTCTGCTTTTGCTTCCTTGGATGCGAATACTTTCGCCGCAGGGGCTCTCTTTACGCTAAAGCTCGTATCTCCAGCCTCGTTCCGCCAGGTGTGCCCCACCCCCTTATCTTTCAGGTTGTCGACCAATTCAGCAAGCATTTCGGCTTTTATAACCTTTTCTTCAATGCTGTATTGGTATTGTTCCGAACTTAACTTAACATGTTCCGTAGCTGCTTGAAGCAACGTCTTTGGCCCGTATTGCGATGCGTGGCTTTTTCCAACTTTTACGGGCTGGATAGATAGAGACCTTTTGCCGGGCTTAGGATCGTACTCCATTTGGCCTTCAGCCTTAAATTTGGCCTTAAGGGCTTCGGTAGCATCATCACCTTTTTGATTAAGGATGATTACTTCTGCACCTACTTCGGGTTTTTTAATGGTGTATGGTCGGCCTTCAAACTGGACTTCTATTTCTGCCTGACCTTCCTTATCAAAGAGCTTTACAAGGTGCTGTTTACTCTCCTTAACAGAAGCTTTAGCATTATTTAAGTTTTGTTTTATCGTAGCAGCTTCAGATACAATTTTTTCAGTATTTTTCGGAAGAATTTTCTTGTATTCAGAACTGTCCGTCAAGCGGGGCATTTCTTTTGGGTTGCGAAACTCTTCTTGAAATTCCTTTGGAGTAAAGTCTTTCAGGTATGTTCGTTCGCCTTCGACACTTAACCCCTCTTTGAGCACCCGTGTGCCTAATTCTTTTTTACCTTCTCCTTCGACGGTTTGCGCTCCGTCAAGTTCGGCAGCACGCCTCTCCAGCACGCCTTGCAGCATCTCTCGATAAGGAGCCAGTTTCCCTTTGGTAGCTTCGGGGATTTCGCTGATCATGCTCTGGATATTTACCGGATCAGTATTTTCATTTATACGAGTCACAAAATCAGTTACGTCTTTTTGTAATTCAGGGTCAGCTTTTATTTTTTTACCAATGGTTTCAATCTGTTCGAAAGAGTCAACTGTAATCTTTTTACCATCCTGTAAAATGGCGTTTCCTTCTTCGTCAAAACCTTTGTGAGTCAGCTTGTCCGGCATTCCGGTATCGTCGGTAATAACTATTTCATCACCAGGAGCAAGCTCACCCGCTGTAATGGTTTCGTCTTTACCAAGGTCAAAACCTTCCTCTTGTAGGGTTTTAGCCTGCTGTCCGGCAACCATTCCCGGATCGTTTTCAGTGACCCAGTCAGCGGCTTTATCAAGACGAGCTTTGATGTCAGATTGGATAGGGGTAAGCTTTTTACCTTGCTCGGAGAGTTCAAGCACCCGGTTGATTCGTTTTTTACCAGCTTTTTGGAGAAGTTCGTCTTGCTTCATCCATTCAGGATTAGTTGACTTCACGCCCTCAAATTTTCCTGAATCTGGATCATATCCGGCTTCAACTGGTGCATCTTTTTGGAACCGGTATCCTGCTTCGCCTTCGGCCATATCTCTTTTCATTACGTCAATGGCGGTGGCCCTGGGTGTAGGCTCAGCTGTTACCTGCTCTGTTTTGGGTAGCGTGGTAGCTGGTTGCTCTACCCCTGGTGCCGTAACAGGCCGGGCCAGTGCCTCATCAAGGATAGGCTCCACGCCAGCAGCCCGAACACCTCGCTGTATAGCCGATTCAACAGTACTTGGCGGGGCTTGCTGGGGCTGAGTAAAAAAATCAACCACATCTTTGTTTTTCTTCAAGGCTTCCTGTTCTTCAGGGACATTCCGCTGCTGAATGTCCTCAATACTTTCTTTTACCACCTGAAACTCCTCAGTTCCCGGCTGGATCTGGCCCTGTTGGACGGCAAAACGAGCTTGGTCAAAGGCATCGGCAGCATCAGCCTGTAGCTGTGTGGAAAATCCTTCTGGCTCAATGGTTACGCCTGGAGCTTGGTCAGGTTGGATCGGTTGGGCTCCTTCGGCTGCTCTTTGTGTTGGGCCGGGTGGGGGTAGTTGTGGTTGCGGGAGTAACCCACCCGCAACATTTGCCCCGGCACCCATCAGGCCACCTGTTAGTACCGCTTGGGCGGCAGATTCTGGTACGCCGTCCATAAGATCCTTTCCGGTAGCAGCGTTCTTCCAGACTTGCTCCTGCATTTCTTGGGGCATTTCTTCAAACAGCCCTTCGGATACGCCGCCGTAAACAATGGCCTTGGCTACATTTGATGGTTTCTTGAGGGGCGAGCCCACAAGCAAGGTATCGACGTCAGCAATGCCGAGTTTACCAGCTACCCGCCCACCCGCTGCGCTGAAAATACCTGTACCTATACCAGCGGTCAAGGCAATGGCTGACTGGGCAGGAGAGAGTAATTTGTTGTCTGTTTGGCCCCGGATGTCTTCAGCTACAAGTCCAGCAGAAACCAAACCTTCTCCCATCGCCCCTGCAATAACTGGGGCGATCCGTGGGGCTAATGCTGTGATACCTCGACCTGCTGCGCCGCCAGCTACCATCAGGGGGGCTGATTCAGCCGCAGCTCTGGCAATAGTTGACGGATGCTGTAATGCTGCCTTGAGTGTGGGAACAAAGCCTTTTGCTTCGGAAACTTGCTGTTCGGCGTACTGCTGAGCTGGGGATAACTGGCCCGCAAGGATCCTTTGAGTTTCTTCAGGTTTGTACCCTAATCGCTCGGTTAACTTGCCAAAGTGGCCACCTGTGGGAATGTCGATCAGCCCTTGAGCTGCTTGGGGCAGAGCAACAGCTCCTTTTAATGCCGTTACTCCAATATCCCGAAGAGTGCCGCCAAAAGTTCGCTCAGGTTGCTGAGGTGGCGCAAACTGCGGCTGCTCAGTCCTTATCGGCTGGATGGGCTGAGGCAAGGTGGCGGCGTACACCTGTTCGTATGCCCGCTCAGAGGCTAAACCCTCCTGTGAGCCTGCCGGAAGAGGCGCAAAAGTCCTTATCGGCTGGATGGGCTGCTGCGGAAGGAATGTTTTTTTCTTTTTATTAATTGGCATATTACTGAACTAAAGCACGTCTTTTTTTAGGCTTCTTCACGCTACCGAGAAAACCACTTGTTCCAGGGCTGAATGGCAAAATAACCTTGGCTTGCCCGGTACCAGCTTGTGGCCATTGAGCCCCTTGAGGCGCAGCTGTAAACTTTGAGGGCTGAAACTGAGGGAGATTGGCCACTGTTTGCACTTGAGAAAAAGGAGCTACCGCAGGAGGCTGAACAGATTGAATAGGTTGCTGGCCAAAAGAAGGCACGGTCTGTGCTTGGCTCCCGGTGGTGGTGAAACTTCTAGTGCCGCCAATTTGAGGCAACTCCTGTAGCATGTCTGGCTGGGCCATGGTTTGAGCAGGCTGGGGGAGCTGGGCAGGTTGGAACTTTGCCATTTGATCTTGTATGTATTTTTGCACCCCACCGTGTTCAACGTCTTCTGCACCAAAGCCCATAAAACCACCTTCGGAAGTGGTGCCGTACTGACCACGTAAAGCCTTTCCGCCTTCTTCGGGATC